GAACCAAGAATATGATATAGAAATGAGAGCGTTAGTTGTGGGGATTATTGAACATGAGAGTAGATTTCAGGGGGATGTTGGGGAGAAATATAGGGGGCTGATGCAAATTAGTACAAGTGGGGAAGTGATAGAATTTTTGGGTGTGAGTAAAGATGAGCTATATGATGAAAAGACTAATATTAGATGTGGGGTAAAAATGTTGAGATATTATTTGGAAAAGAGTGAGGGGAATTTAGAAAGAGCATTGTGTATGTATGGATGCGGAGAGGGAAATAGTGGCAAGAGAAAAACATATTGTAGACCAAGCCAAGAGATTTATATTCTGTATACAAAGTATAAGAATTTATTCGAGCAAGAAGAGATGAATAATTTTATACTAAAAGAACTTAATGATAGAAAATCTGAGCTGAATAATCTTATTACTCTTAGTGAAAGCGCGAATGTTAAAATAAGGGGCTATTATGAAGTTAGAATTAAGAATGTTGAAAACGAAATCTTGGAATTAGAAAAAATGTTAGGATAAGGTGTTGACAGGTGTTTATCGTTGTGATATAATACTTATAGAAACGAAGAAAGGAGACCAGAGTATGTATACGCTTTTTATGTGTATTGTTGCATTGGTCGTAATGAAGGCTATCTTTAAGTAAGGAGTATTTTATGATAGTTCTCGGAATTGTTCTTTTGTACTGTTTCACTGATGAACATGATGATTGGAGGTATTAAATATGATTAGTAAGAAAACTTTTGTAAAAGCTATGAAAGAAATCACAAAACACGATGATTTTGAGGCAGCTATCAATAAGGTGCTCCGTGATTATAACGATGATTCGTCTATTATGAGTAATGGTCTTGAAGGCGTGCTCATGTATGTTATTCAGGAGCAGTTTAATGACCTAGATGACGACTGGCTTGGATATCTTTGTTATGAGCGCAATTATCTTCGTGATTATGAGCTTGGCGATATTCAGTTTGCAGATGGTTCTAGCCCTGAGTTGAATAATTGGGAAGATGTATACGATTTCCTTGTTCGTTGTATGAACGAGAAGAAGACCCGGAAAGAGTAAGGTGAGCGCTTATGGGTTTGAAGATGCTGTTTGACGTTGAAAAACCCAAGCGTCTACCTAGACAAGAAGTCATTGATAGGCTATATAAGGAGTTTACTGTATATCAAATTAACGATATGATTAACTCTAAAAATAAGCCAGAAACAGATTATCGGAAGTTATGCAGAAATATTGTGTTATATTATGACGCTCATGGGTATGTTTCTGAGAAGCAGAAGTTATGTTTATGTAGATATACAGCATATAACTTTCTCGAGCCGGAAAATTTATCAAAAATAATTCCAAATAACTCTTGACAAACAATTTTTTCTGAGTATAATATTATATAGAAACCAATCCCGACTGGTCTTTAAAATAAATATCAAATTAAAATTTAACGTATCTACGTTATTTTTTAGTTGATAAAAAACGACTTTTATTTACAAAAAAAACTAAGGAGAAACAAAATGATTACGAAGATTTTTAACACGACTACGGTTGCTGATGGTTCTACTGAGCGTCTGACTGTTCACACGAAGATTGGAGAGTTTGAGGTTCCGGGTAAGCGTATTACTTGTCACGTTCGTCCTCGTGATAATGACGAGTATGATGCAGAATTTGGTAAGGCTCTTGCAAAGAAGAAGTTTGATATTCTTTCCACTGATGACCGTATCGGTCAGCACATGACTATGGCAAAGAATCTTCGTGCAATTGCTAAGAACCTGATGGATATTGCCGATAAGGAAGAGCGTGTCGCAGATGATATGTGTGGCAAGATTGAAGATATGAAGTGTGCTTACGACTATTTTGTTGAAAAGCATTTTAATAACTAATAAAGGAGAATAAAAATGGAAGAAAAGCATATCAACATGATTGAACCTGTAGAAGACAAGGTAAAGCATAAGCCTGAAAAGATTCTGTACTATACCTGTGTTGATTGTGGCGGTGTATTCCCTGTAAAGGAAGCAAAGATGGCAGAATGGTTTAATGCTCATGGCACGTTCCCTTGTCATTGCGCTAATTGCAAGAAGCGTCGTGAGAATTTTGTTAAGAACAATAACAACTAATTTAACAAGGAGAATTATATAATGGGATTCAACTTTAAGGTTCAAAAGGCTGTTCGTGAGAAGATTGCTGTCAAGATTGCTCTGATGGGGCCTAGTGGTTCTGGTAAGAGTTATAGCGCACTACGTCTTGCAACTGGTATGCGTGAAGAGATGAAGAAGACTGGTACTGATGCTGGTACTAACGGACGTATCCTATTCGCCAACACAGAGGGTTCTCGTGGTCGCTATTATGCTAATGAATTTGATTATGACATTGTTGACCTTGTTCCTCCTTATGCGCCAGAACAGTTTACTGAGCTAATTAACTATGCGGTTGAAGAAAAGTACGCTATTCTTATTATTGATAGCACTTCTGCCGAATGGGAAGGTAAGGGCGGCTGTCTTGAGCTACAGCAACAGGCTGGCGGTCGTTATCAGGACTGGAAGCTAATTACCCCTCGCCATGATAAGTTTATTGATACCATGCAGTATAGTCCTATTCATATTATTGCTACTATGAAGGGCAAAGACCAGTATGAAGTTGATAAGGATGAGCGTGGTCGTACTGCTGTTAAGAAGCTGGGTGTCGGTGCAAAGCAGCGTGACGGTTTCGAGTATTACTTCACTACTACTTTCAACATTGATGTAACCTCTCACATGGCTAAGTGTGAAAAGGATAACACTCATATCTTTGAAAATGAGGGTTATACTATTCTGTCTGAGGACTTTGGTAAGAAGATTATCAAGTGGGCTAATAGTTCTGATGTAGAAGCTACTTCTGCAAAGACCTTTGCTCAGGCTCCTGATTATGATGGCTCTGGTTCTGTTAGTGAGACTTCTGAACTAACTGACACTATTAATAAGATTGGTAGCCTTGCACAGGCTCTAGTTGGTGCTAATAAGCTATCCAAGACTGACCTCGTTGGTATTATCAAGAAGTACCATACTAGTGCCAACTACAACTCTATTACTGATATTGGTGTGGCTAAGAATATTTTGGCTGAACTGGAAGCTAAGAACAACTAATAATACTTGACTTTTAGTCGAGTTTGATATATAATATATTTAACATTATAAAGGAGATTAAATCTATGAATACTCTGCATTTTTCTGGTCGTTTTGTTGCTGACCCTGAACTAAAGGAGACAAACGGTAATAAGTATACTTTCTTTACTCTTGCACAGGATGTTCACCTAAAGGATGGTAAGTCCAAGGCTATTTTTATTCCTTTCACTGCTTTTGGTCAGACCGCAGAAAGTATCTGCAAGTTCTTTAAGAAGGGTCAGCCCATTCTTGTTGATGCTTATATGTCTTCTTCCACTACTGAGGGCGATGGTAAGGACACCAAGATTACTCGTGTTAGCCAGATTGTCAACCGCTGGGAGTTTATGTCTGCCAATCCTAATGCAGACAAGGGTTCTGCCACCACTGCTAAGTCTGCCCCTGTTGATAGCGCCCCCACTGCGTCCGATGACCTTCCTTTCTAAGTAAAATTTAACCAATAATTGATGGTTTTAGCCACCACCGAAAGGTGGTGGCTATTTTATATTAAAGGAGGGAAAGTATGGAAGAAGAGAAGCAAAAGAAACTGCCAACTTTCTCATTTTCTAAACTAAAGAATTTTGGCGAGTGTCCAATTTGTTATTATAAAAACTACGTTTTGCATGAAAAGAAAAGTGACAAAAGTGGTTTAAGCGAGTTTGGTACATTCTGCCATAAGATTCTCGAAATGTATGAGAAAGGTCAGCTTGAAATTTGGGAGATGTTGTCTTATTATCAGGATAACTTTCAAACAGAAGTCCCGTCTAGCTTTGTCGTAAAGATGTCTGACACATTTTCAAAAGACTTATATCCTTACTATTACGCAGATGGCGAGAATTATTTCACCAATTTTGAAGGATATTCAAATTGGGAGATTCTTGAATCGGAATATGAGTTTGAAATTCCTATTACTGATTACGCACTGTTTAATGGTAAGGTTGACCTTATTGCTAGAAGTAAAAAGAGCGGTAGATTAATTATTATTGACCATAAATCTAAGTCTAAATTTAAGTCAAAAGAAGAACTCGCAGATTATGCAAAACAGCTATATCTATATGCTTATGCAGTTCACGAGAAGTATGGTGAATGGCCTAAAACCCTTTATTTTAATATGTTCCGCAAGGGTGAATTGGTAGTTATTCCTTTTGACAAGAAAGAATATCGTATGGCTATGGACTGGGCGAAACGTACCATTGACGCCATCCTCTCTGTAAACTGGGATAGCTTCAAGGTCGAAGAGACAAATAATTTTTGCGTGGAACTTGAAGACCCTATTGTAAAAATTGAAAATCCGTGCTATAATACAGATACGAAGAGATTACGGTTTGGTGATGGACACAAGAAGTATTCAGAACTTTTGGATTACAAGAATGACTTCTACGGAAGAAATCTTTGCGGCTATAAAGATAGCTGTGGACTCTGTGTAAATCACCAATAAAAAGAAAGGGTTTAAATATGGCAGATTTACTAGACAAGATTAAGGAAGCCGAGCAGATGCTTGGCAATGAAGAACAGGCTATCGAGATTGCAAAGTTAATGAATCTTCGTAATTTTGACGAAGAAAAACTGACTGGTTCTTCTCCGTTCTCAAGCGATTCTAACCCTAGTTTTATTTGGAACAAAAAAGACCTTTGTTACCACGATTTTAGCAATGGTGGTAATTATAGTATCATCAACGCATATATGTATGCCTATGATGAAACTTACGCACAAGCTCTAAAGCGTCTGTTTGACCGTTGCCATATTGAATTTGATTTCAAGCGTGGTTTTGGTTACGATGAGCGTGAAAGCCTAGAGAATTATAAATTCCCCGTTGATGATTCTGTTGAAGATAATTCTAATGCTACTACCTACCTAAAGAAGCGTGGATTCACAGAAGAAACCATTAAGTTCTTTGATATTGGGCAGACTAAAAAAGGTGACGTTCAATTTAAACTAAAGGATATTAATGGTCGTCTTGTTGGTGTTAAATATCGTCATGCTCACGCTGTAAAGCATGGAGAGTCTAAGTATTGGTGGCAGGGTGATTGTTCTCCTTGCTATTCTCTGTTTAATATCAACCATATTGATATTACTCAGCCTCTTACGATTTGCGAGGGTTATCTCGATGCCATGGCTATTTGGCAATCTGGTAATCATAATGTTGTATCTATTCCGGGAGGCGCTACAGACCTAAACTGGATTAAATACAATTTCGACTTTCTTGAAAAATTTAAGAAGATTATTCTATGGCTTGATAATGATACTGCTGGCGAAGAAGGAACAAAGAAGATTGTTCAAAAGCTGGGTGAGTATCGTTGTTATATTGTAGAGTCTCCTGATTATGCACAGGAAGCTGTTGAAGAATATTACAAACAATTTAACCAAGAGAAACCTATCCGTAAAACAGATGCCAATAATGTAATGATTGCTATTGATGGCAGTGCAGTTCTAAAAATGATTGCAGATGCTAAAGCGGTAGAAAATCCTCGTGTTAAACACCTGTTTGATTACGAAGAACTGCAATTACAGAATGTGCCAAACATTTCTTTCGGGATTAAAGCTTTAAATAAGGTTCTATATGGCAATTTTGAAAATACACTTACTTTGATTACAGCTCTTGCCGGAAATGGCAAAAGTAGCCTACTAAATCAGATTTGTGTAGCCGCTCCATTGGAGCAAAATCAAAACGTATTTATTTATTCTGGCGAAATCCCTGCTCAGTTCTTGCTGGGTAATATTTTTAGACCTCTTGCGGGAGACCGTCATATTATAGAATATGATAACGGCCCAGACCGTCCAAAGGGCTACGCAGTATCAAAACAGGCTACAGATTTAATTCGTCAATATTATCACGAAAATCTATTTGTATATGATGACTGTTCAGACGACAGTTCTCTAAGCACAGAGAGTATGGGTCTGTTACAGCAGATGGATTATGCTTACCGTCGTTATAATACAACGTGTTTTGTGATTGATAATTTGATGTGTCTTGATTTAAGAGGTTGCGCTGGCGATACTAAACTGGAAAAACAGACAGATTTTATCAAACAGGTTAAAATGTTTACTCGTAAATATCCTGTTGAAGTAGCCCTTGTTGCTCATTCTCGCAAACTTGCCCAAGGAGAAACGGAAGTTGGTCTGCAAAGCGTTGCCGGAGCAATGGAAATCTCAAATCTCGCTGACAGATGTATCGCTTGTAAGATTCTGAATGAAGATTCAGAGGGTTATGATTTTCAGCTATCAGTTGTCAAAGACCGTCAATCAGGCAAGGCTGGTAGCAAACTAAAATTGTATTATGACAATTGTTCTATGCGTATTTTTTCTGATGAGCAAGAGCTTAATATGCGCTATCGCTGGGAGCGTGAACTTGGTAACAAGATTCATTATGATGATAATTTAAGCAAGAGAATTGTTGCTAATATCCCTGAACTTAAATTTAATCCTACTCCCACGTTTACCTCTGAACCTGATATTCCAACAGAATCAACACAAGAACCAAATCTTCCATTCTAAAATTTAACAAATAAATTAATAGTGCATCTTGACAGATGCACTATTTTTGTATATAATAATAATAGAAAGGAGTGTTCGTATGCCAAATTATACTGTATATCATTGCCACACCATGCTGTCAAATCCTAATGCTGGTATTGATAGTATTGCTACATTTAAGCAGTATGCAAATCTAGCAAAAGAATGTGGTATGACCGCGCTTGCAATTAGTGAACATGGATGCTTTTACGAGTGGAAACATAAAAAAGATGCTATTGAAGCTGCTGGGCTAAAATATATCCACGCCTGTGAGTTTTATGTTACAGAGAGCCTTAACGAAAAAATCCGTGACAATTATCACTGCGTTTTGATTGCAAAGAACAAAGACGGATTTTTTGAACTAAATAAGATGTCGAGTCGTGCATATAATCGTGAAGATGGACATTTTTATTACGTTCCTCGTATTACTTTCGCAGAATTACTCGGAACAAGTAATAACATTATTGTGTGTACTGCGTGCGTAGCCTCGGTGCTTTGTAAAGGAAACGAAGAATTAAAAGAGAGATTTATTAAATTTCTTGCTAGGAACAAAGACCGTTGTTTTTTAGAGATTCAACATCATAATGTAGAGAAACAAAAGATTTACAACCAATATCTTTACGAACTAAGTAAACAAACTGATGTCCCATTAATTACAGGCACAGACTTTCACTGTGCGAATAAATTACAAGAAAAGGCAAGAAAAGTTCTTCAAGCTGGAAAGAGAGTCGTATTTAATGACGACGAAGCACAGTGGGATTTAACGTGGAAGAACTATGATGAACTTGTAGAGGCATATCGTATTCAAGACGCACTTCCTGAGTCTGTTTATCTTGAAGCGATTCAGAATACAAATGTTATGGCTGATATGGTACAGCCATTTACCCTTGATACATCATTTAAATTTCCGAAGATTTATGATGATTCTGAAAAGATTTTACGAGATAAGCTATTCAGCGCACAGGCTGTTGGTTCTATTGTAAGCGAAGGTTTCTCAGAAGATGATGTAAGAAACCGCCTTAATCATGAATTTAAGACATTCAAAGCCATTGACTCCGTTGACTATATTATCCTTGCAGACTATATTTCCAGATGGGAGAAAGACCACGGATTCTATACTGGCCCTGCTCGTGGGTCTGCCGCTTCTAGTCTTGCACTTTATTCTCTTGGTGTAACAGAAGTTAATCCTCTTAAATATGGTTTTCATTTTTGGCGCTTTATGGACGAATCTAAGTATAGTCTTCCCGACATTGATACAGACCAGTATTCAAAAGACCGTGATGCGACTAAGCGTTGGATGCTAAAAGACCATTTGGATTTACCTAATATTAAGACTTCTGAGATTATTACATTCAACACTATTGCTTTGCGTGGTGCTATTCGTGATATTGGACGTGGCCTTGACATGCCGCTTGAAACTGTTGATGAAATCGCAAAAGCAGTTTATGAAGCAACAGAAGGCGAAAACAAAGTAACGACAATTGATGATTCTTGGCGTAAGAGATATCCAAAGCTATTTGAGATTGTTGACTTAGTACAAGGCACTGTCACTTCTCTTGGTAGCCATCCTTCTGGTGTTCTTGTTGCAGATAGAGATATTGAATCAGAGCTTGGCATCTGTACCCTTGCTGGTGACGAATACCCTGTTTGTGTCTTGAATATGAAAGAACTTGATTCTCTGAATTGGGTTAAGATGGATGAACTCGCTCTTGATAATGTTGGCGTTATTAATAAATGCTGTGATGTCGCTGGCATTGAACGTATTTCTCCAAAGAATCTTACTTTCGATGATGATAAAGTTTTTGAATCAATTAAGAATGATACATCTCTTATTTTTCAGTTGAATAGTAATTATGGAGAACAAACTATCAAGAAAATTCTTAGTCCCGCATCTTGGAGTAGGATTCACCATGATTATCCGTCTATTACAAAGTTTGATATTATCACTTTTGTGTCTGGTTTAATTCGCCCTTGCGGAAAAGATGTTTACGATAATGCTGTAAATGGCATTGGGTATCATAGTGGCGTTAAGGAAATTGATGATTTACTTGCTTCTACAATGGGTTATCCTATTCTACAGGAACCTATTATGGAGTTCGTAATGAAATTCTGTGGGTATACATTCCTAGAAGCGGACAAATTAAGAAAAATTATTGGTAAAAAACTTGGCACAAAAGAACAGTTGCCAATTATCAAGCAGAGATTTGAGGAAAACGGAAAGGTTAGATTGGGACTCTCTCAAGAAAAATCTGATGAAATTATGGATATTTTTCTTGGTTGCGTTCTAAATGCCACTCGTTATAGTTTTTCTCTGGTTCATGCAGTTAGTTATACGTCTATCTCTTATGAATGTGCTTGGCTAAGATACTATTATCCTCTTGAATATATTTGTTGTTGCTTAAATATTTTTGTTGATGATGAAGACAAGACAAATGAGGCATCTGAATATGCAAAATCTATCAAAGTAAAAATCAAGAAACCAAAGTTTAGGTACTCAAAAGCAGAATATTTTGTTGACAAAGAATCTAATTCAATTTATAAAGGTATTGGCTCTGTTAAATTTATGAATCAGTCCTGTGCTGATGATTTATATAATTTACGAGATAACCATTATGATTCCTTTGTGGATTTACTACGAGATATTTACGAGAAAACTTCTGTAAACTCTCGTCAATTAGACATCCTTATTAAGCTAGATTTCTTTGATGAGTTTGGCAATGCTAAAGAACTTCTGCGTCTTGTTAAGATGTATGATATGTTTGGCACAGCAAAGACTTTGAAAAAAGAAAAACTAGCTAACAGTGATGTCGTAAAAGCGATTGTAGAAAGACATTCCATCGGCACTACTAAAGCTGGAAAAGAATCTAAATCCTATTCTCAACTAGATAATATGGCAATTTTGAACGAATGTGAAACTTTGATTATGTCATTAGGTATCAAACCTATGACTATTAAAGAAAAAGCAGAAATTCAGAAAGAGTACATGGGTTATGTTGATATTGCAACAGGTAAGCAAGAAGACAGACCAAAGCTATATATCCTTGATGTCAAAACATTAAAGTCTAAGGCTAGTGGTAGAGTATGGGCTAGGCAAATCACGGCTCAGAGTATTGGTAGTGGCAAACAATCTAATTACACTATCACTTCTAAAAATTACCATGAAGAATTTCAAGTTGGTGATGTAATACTCTGTAAGCATCTTGAAAAACAGAAAGATTATTGGCACATAACTAACTATGAAGTTCTTGTAAATATCTAAAATAGTTTTAGGGCAGGGTATTGACAAACCCTGCCCTTTTTGCTATAATACTTATAGAAAGTGAGGGATTATAAATGAATGTAAAATATTATATTCTTAATGGCGTTTCTACTGCTGGTAAAGATACCTTCGTGAATATGTGTAACGGTTATGACGGACACAAGATTTTTTGTTTCCAGTTTTCTAGCGTGGGTTGGGTTAAAGAAATAGCATATAAGCTTGGTTGGGATGGCAACAAGGACGAAAAGGGGCGTAACCTTCTTAGTGGTCTAAAACATCTTCTTACGAAATATGATGACGTACCGTTTAAAGAAACCGTTAAACAGATTTATTATTGGACAGAACCAATTGGGCATATCACACAGAATTATATTTTTAATTACGAATATACTCTTGTGTTTATTGATGTCCGTGAACCAGAAGAAATTGAGAAGTATAAGAAAGAGTTCCATGCAAAGACGATTCTAATTCGTAATCCAGAAGCAGAAGCAAAAGCATCCAACGAGAGTGACATGGATGTTCTAAATTATAATTATGACTATATTATTTGGAATCGCCATGATAAGAAAGTTCTCATGAATAATGCTGATAGGTTTATTAGATACGAATGTTTTAATGATGGGACTTGTAAATATCCAATTGAAATTGACAATGGTGTGACTATTAAATCAGGTGAATAATATGAAATTTAAGATTGAATCTTCTGGTTGTTGGAATAAACCGCTCGAAAAAACATATCCCGCTCTTAAAGAGTTTAACTATAAACAGGAATCTGCGAATTGTTCATACAGTGGTGTAATTTATATTAATTCTTTGGAAGAACTTATGAAGCTAAAAGACTCTGTAGGTGCAAAACTAATTATTGAAGATTCTTATGACCGTAAACAACAAATTATTACGATTTGTGATGATTATTTTGAATTAGGTGATTTATATGAAGCTGATTGAGGGCAAATACGCTGCCGCAAAAGTATTTACTGATAACATTGAAGAATCCGCATCTCAGCAGATTCTAACTTTGTGTAATCAGAGCTTTGTGGATGGATGCAAAATCCGTATTATGCCAGATGTTCATGCTGGTACTGGTTGCGTTATTGGTTTTACCGCTGACTTAGGGAATAAGGTTATTCCTTCCATTGTTGGTGTAGATATCGGTTGTGGTATGCTGGTTGCTGAACTTGGCAAGAACTATATTGACCCTGAGAAACTAGACGATGTAATCCATGCGCGTATTCCTGCCGGAATGGCTGTTCACGAAAAACCAACTCTCGAAGAGAATTTTCTGGATAATTTAACTTGTAAAGATTTTTTGCATAATATTGATTGGATTATTCGTAGTCTTGGCACTCTTGGCGGCGGTAATCACTTCATTGAACTGGATGAAGATGATAACGACAATCAATATTTGGTAATTCACACTGGAAGCCGCAATCTTGGGAAACAGGTGGCAGAGTACCACCAAAATGTTGCAATTTCAAATCTAAAAGGGAAAAACAAAAAGAAAGAAATTATTAATGCCCTTATCAAGCAGTTAAAGGCAGAGAAAAAAGAAAAGGAAATTTCTCAGAGACTTTTTGAGTTAAATTTTAAGTTTCCCGATATTCCAAATGAGCTTTGTTATCTTGAGGGTGAAGACCGCGAAGCATATCTTTGTGATATGCTTATTTGCCAGAGATTTGCAACTATGAATAGACTTCATATTATGAATGAAATTCTTAATGGTGTTGGTTTGAAAGAGAAAATTCCAGAAATTCATTTCTTCCAGACGGTTCATAATTACATTGATGTGTCTGACAATATCATTAGAAAGGGTTCTGTTTCTGCTAAGAAGGGCAAGAAGCTAATTATTCCTCTAAACATGAAGGATGGAAGTCTGATTTGCATTGGTAAGGATAATCCTGATTGGAACTACTCTGCACCTCATGGTGCTGGTAGAATGTATAGCCGGGTGGCAGCTAAGAAAGCATTTAGCATAGACGAGTTCAAGAAGCAGATGGATGGAATTTATTCAACCTCTGTGAACGAAGATACGCTGGATGAATGTCCAATGGCATATAAACCAGCACAGGAAATTATCGACGCAATTTCTCCTACTGTTGAAATTATAAATCACATCAAACCTGTTTATAACTTCAAAGCTGGTGAATAAAAGATTTCTTTCATTGAGAGGTGATATTGTGTTGCTTTTTAAAATGTTTATTGTTATTTTATTTCTCTTGTGGTTGTCTGGTGCTATATGGTGTGTTCACCCATATAAAGCAATGACATGGTTTTATCATGATATTCTTGGTTGGCACGAACCTGTTGAAGAAAAGACATTTAACAGGTATTCTGTTTGTTCTCGTTGTAAATTTTGTGGGAAGAAAATTATGATGGATAGTCAAGGAAATTGGTTCCAATATTAAGGATTTGATATGACAGAGTTAGAATCAAAACTTTTAATGGCAGATGCCGTTGTAGATATTATAAAAACCTGTGAACCAAAGCAAAAAGAATTTTGGATAGAAATGCGTCGTATGCTTCTATATGCTTCCGCAGAAGAATTTAACAAGTATTGCATGAAAATCTCGAAAGAAGATGGTTTTCTTGAGAAAATGGCAAAGCTGTTAATTCAAACAAATTTTGTTAAAATGATTAACGAAATTGGAAGCAGGGGTGATTTGGCAGAACTTGGAGAAGAGACTGTATTTGATAACCCTATAAAGAAAGAAAATTCTGACTTATATCAAATTCTCCACTTGACAGAGAGTAAGATTAAGAGGTATAATATTAATGGAACAAAAAGAGTATAGGTCTCTTCAAGGATTAACAAAAGAGCAAGAAAAGCAAATGCTGAGATATGCTGTTCAATGGCTTATTGAAGATTACAATAAACATCCTGAATGCTATAAGTTTTCTTATATCCCAGAGCCAGAACCAGTAAAACCGATTGGTGGTAGAGGAAATCTAGTTTGTATTTCAAAAGGAGAATAATTATGTTCAAGAGTACCGATAAGAAGCTAGAAGAAATCGGCTTTAAGAAAGTAAAGGAAGACAAGTGGGCGGTCGTATATGAGCGCTATAATGAGATTGATAAATATATGCAAGTCTTAACTGTTGTTCATAAGGCAGATGGAAACAATATTATTCAATCCTATGATAAGGATACGTTTGATAAGCATTTTAAGGGTAATATTTGTGTTGGGTTAACTGGATACGAAACTAAGCTAATCCTAAAGAAAATGAAACAACTTGGTTGGTATAGCAAGTAAGGAGAGCAGCTATGTATAATATTCCACAAGAAATGATTGATGAATTTAACGAGAAAATGAAACATATTTCAGAAAATCAGTGGCGTACAGAAGACGCTCATATTGAGATGGATGATGTAATGTGTAATACTCTTAGAAAACTTGGATTTGAAAAAGGTATTGATATTTTTGAACATACCGAAAAATGGTATTCATAAAACTAAGGTGCGGTAAATATGGAATTAAAAGAATATCTATTAAGAAAACTTGATTTTGCAAACAATATGATACAGAATCATAGCTTCTCTACAGAAAGTTTGATGTATTGGCGTGGCTATAAACAGGCTATTGAAAGTGCGCTAGAAGAACTTTCGGATATTAATAGTAATTAAAATTTTGTTTTTAGGAGTGTTTAATGGCTTATTCACCAGTTTGCAAATCCAGAAAGAAGAAATCAAATAATGACTCCTTCTTAGAGGATATAAGAAACAGCATTGATAAAGAGTATCGTAAAGCTACTCAGTCTGGCGATTGGAATAATTATAGTTTTGTTTATGAGGCATATTATAATTATAGATTAAACGGTGGCAATAGTTATTACATTAAAGCTATTGTAGAAAAATACAAAAGTCAATATGAAAGACAACAAAACCAGAAATATATCGAGGCAGCACAACATGATGCTTTGCTTAATATAATTAGTGTTGCGTTAAATGGTACAAAAGATACGATAACTGTTTCAGGTGGTTATGGCAATAAGACGCTTGCGGAATTTGGCGAACAAGTAGATGATGCCTGTTTTCTTCCAATAGCAGAGGTAGTTGAAGGGACAAAGTTAGACTATCATAATACTACAGAAACAAAGCATAAAACTTTTGAAGAAATGTTTTATGAAGAAAAAATTAAATCTGTAAATAAAGAGATTAAGGATTTGCTTGACTTTATTGAAAGAAATAAGCAAGCTAAATATAATAAATGGAGAAAGGAAAGACAATAATGCAAAACATTGAAGAACTTAACGAGATTTATAAAAAATTACAAAATGCCTGTACTGATAGTATTAAATTCTCCCGTGTAGATGATTCTGTTAAACTTCCTACTAAGCGTGATGAAGATGGATGTTATGATATTTATGCTCATATTACAGAAGACTTTATGATTCCGTCTCACACTAATGAACTAGTTCCTACTGGTCTATATAGTGCTTTTGACGAAAAGTATCGTATCGCTATCCGTGAGCGTGGTTCTAACACAAAAGCCAACATGATTGTTATGGCTGGTCAGATTGACTCTGGTTATCGTGGTGAATGGTTCGTATCAATCTATAACGGATGCAATAAAGATATTATTCTATCAAATAATGTTGATAGAGTTTTTGATAGTGGTTGGGCTATTTATGTTCCAACCTCAAAAGCTATCGCCCAGTTCGCAGTTGAGTACGTTCCAGTTGTAAATCTTTCTGAAATCAGTATTAAAGAACTACAAAAGATTGATTCTGAACGTGGAATTGGTGCTCTTGGTAGTAGTAATAAGTGAGGTAATTATGTATAAAAAACGCATAGAGAAACTACACAATAAAGGTATTATTACAGATGAAGAATATAACAGTCTAGTAGATATCGGTTTTGATGATAATGGTAAGTTAAAGCCGGGTGTTTATAAAGGGAATATAACTACTCGTTATTGTCTTGGATTTGAACCGGGCAAAGAAAATCTTATCGAAGCTGTAAAAAATTCAGAACCTTGGTATGGGGCAGAAAGTGATTATCCTGAGTTATTTGGTACATACGGTATGGGCGTTTATGGCATTTGTGACTATTGGCACTGGTGGACTCTGGATAACTTAACCGAAGTAGCCATTAAGCACGGGAAGAAGCCATTAGAATCTGCAACAGAATTAGAGCTTTGGAAGATGCTGGCGTTATCAAATTTATATTGGTACACAAACTATTCTGAATGGAATGACGAGGCAGAAAAACGTGCACATGATTGGGAAATGTGTTATCATAAAGCAAACGGAGATTTTGACGGATTTAATTTAGACAAAGAAGTTCTTGACAAAATCAAAGAACCGTGCTAAAATACTAATAAAGGAGGTCGATATAGTATGTTCGACAGTAAAGAAACTAAATACCCACTAAAAACTACAGGTGTTCTAGTTCTTCTTGGCACACAATTTTACCTTACTCAAATGGATTTGCCTAATCTTGAACAGCTGATTCTTGTTCTAAATTCATTGAAGCGTGAAGCTGATACACTCTCTAATGATGGTAAAGGTAGTTCTCGTTTTATTATTTCTGGATTTTATCTAAATGATTGGATTGATGACGCAATGCTAATTTATAATGGCGCTCTTGAGCTAATTGACGTGGTTTCAAAAGACAAGGAGAAAAATAATGTCTAAAATGAGTGTGTTTATTAGCCAGCCAATGAACGGCAAGGAAACCGAAGAGATTGAATGGGAGCGTGATGAACTCGTTAAGGAGCTAAAGAAGTATCTGGGAGAAGATATTAAGATTCTTGATACTATCTTCCATTTTGCAGAAGATGTTCCGTCGCTCGTATATCTTGGACGTTCCATTGAAGTTCTTACCCAAGCAGACCTAGCTGTATTTATGGATGGCTGGGAAAACGCTCGCGGTTGTCGTATTGAGCATCAAGCAGCAAAAAATTACGGCATTCCTACGCTTGAGCTAAATGGCTTCTGGTATCCTTGTACCTAAAAGTTTAAAACGCCAAAAAAGAGAGACGTATCTTTCGATACGTCTCTCTTAATATATGGGTTAAACTGTTAAAATCTTTTTCCAAGTAGTTTTTTGCGCTGTTAGCTCTCCATCAATTACGCATCCGTGGTCTCTTTGGAATCGCTTTACAGCGCTATCAAATTTAGCGCCAGCAATACCATCAGCATTGCCACAATCATATCCAAGATAATTCAGATACTCTTGTAATGGTTTTACGACTGCGTGTCTGTTATTTTTAGTTTTGCTAACAGTGATTGTCGCTGCAATTGTTTTTCTTCCGGCAATACCGTCTGTGGTTACACAGAGAGCAGATTGAATTTGTTTGATATAGTCTTTTTTGGTTTTAATATTTGGCTGACCACCAAAGAAAGATTCGTCAATAATTTTATCGCAATCTAATCTATCGAAACCCGGGACTCTCATTGGGTTAGAACTTGAATATTGCCATAGTACGACATTCTTTTTATAAGAATAATCGCTTGCATAATGAGCAACCCAAACAGGATATGGTAGCTGGCTCATATCCAAATTAGTCTTAAACCAACTAGAAGAAGCATATATACCAGCTTGTTTGCCAGATGCAATAATAGTATCACAGAAACCTTTTGCCGCATCTGTTCTGGATTTAACAGAAATTGCATCAGCTCTACCGTTATGCTCTTTGTTGCTAAATTCAGAATCGAACCAGATACCAAGAGTCGCGTTTTGATAATATTCGCTATTAATCATAGCGTTTGCTTCTTCAATTCCTTCTTGCTTGTTAATGGCCTGAGAGAAGAAGTATAGCCCATAAGGAATGTTGTATTGCTGACACTTAAAAATATTGTAAGTAACACAGTTGTCTAGCCTTAGAGCACCATTCCCATATCCTCGATACCCAAAACGAATGATTAGTCCTGTTAAATTTTCTTTGAAATATTCCCATTGATGGTCTGAAATTTTCCCTTGAGCATAAGAAATATCTATAATATTTTTCAAAAAATTTCACCTCTTTCTCTTATACACTATTCGTTTCCGATGATTACCCCGTCTTTAACCATAGCGTCTTCGTCCATAATAATACACGGTAGAACTCCTTTTGGTCCCACATCGTATTGTTGATAACTCCTTTTTCCAAGAGACGTGATGGTATAATAAGAAACATCAATCCTATAGTTATTAGTTCTAGTCCAATATTCTGATGAAACTCCGTCCAGCGTTTTAATTCTCTTGGATTCGCTATCATAGTAATCAAGCCTGTCACCGTCTTGGTACTCGGTGTAGTCGGTATCCGAGCCAACTTCGACGATGCTAGGAGCAAATACTTTACGAGGGATGCCGTATGATTTTTTTTTTAGACTATACACATAAGAGCCGGTGCTTCCTTCTACTTGAATATAAGGTATTTTTGCAGTTTTAATATAATCCTTGACATTGCTATTTGTGCCAATTAGATTATAAAAAGTAGTATCTAAGTAGTTGTCTACAACACTATTTAGATAGTTTATCTTATTCATGAAATTTTCTCTATAAAGCGTATCTAATATAAGCCAAGTACCATTACAACTATCGTCGTATATATTCTTATTTGGATTTCCTTTGTGTACAATGCGCCATGCCAACTCTCGGCCATCGACATCAATTTTAACAGTTTTGCCAACAGAATAATCCCGCAAATGTTCATTAAGCGTTTTTGGCAAAACCGTTCCATTGCTATCCACAAGGATGTCATTAGGGAGAATCATGACTGGACGAATCCCGTGAGTCTCGTCAGTGCGTCCCCGTCCGTAGGCTCCGTTTGTTTGTGGTTTTACACATTGGTATCCGGGCCACTGTGCCTTGCGCGGCGTTCTCATCCACCATTCGACAGCCGTCCCACTATAAGTGGCAACCCGTTTAGAACTGGCGTTATTTGTCTTGTCAAAATAATCAAGTTTTGCTCCGTCTTTGTCATATATTGAAGTGTCATCAGAATCATATCTCTGATTGTAAAAACCAGCTTCTACAGCAGATAGAAGAAAAATCTTTGTCGAAAATCCATTATTTAAAGTGTATGCATTATTTCTATCAGCAAGCACATTGTAATATGGAATAGTGGCTGTTTTTATATATTCCTTTATAGTTAATTGATTATAAAAAGTATTATTAAGCCAATCACATATAGAGCTGGACGTAAACAAAGAGTCTCTAGGGGAGTTGTATAATTTTGCTGCGAGGCAGTCCTTAGCCATAATCCAAGTACCATTACAATTTGGCGGATATATAGTTGTGTTTGGGTTTCCTTGATGAACAATAATAAATTCTTTGCTTCCGTATATTCCCTTTACAACGCTTCCTACTGGCAGCTCACTAATAGGAACGATACTCTGATACCATAGTCTTGCTACGCCGTTTTGGTCACCAATATACGCCTTTTTGACTTGAGACGCAATGTTGTTTTGTCCAATATATATATTCTGTATTTTTCTGGCCGTATTATTAACTCCAAAATATCCGCTAGGCATATCTTACCTCCTATTATACATAGTATAGGTAAACTACACCGGTTTTAAGCGGCGAAGTTCCTGCTGTTAGGTCTCTTGTTCCAGCCGTAATTTTAGTCGGGATAAATCCAATCGCAGAACTTACGTTATCTTGTGTTAAACTTACAGAACCATCACTGACTGTCAAATTTTGACCAATTTTAACTGCACCTTTTGTTGTGGAGGTCGCGTCCGGAACGCTAATCGTTCCATCGCTTGCAATTTTGACATTTTCACCGCCAGCTTTTACACCACCAACATATGCGTTTGTAGCAGGAGAAACAGAAATGATTCCGGATTCATCTACTGCAATGCCAGAACCAATCCTTACTACGCCAGTATTACTTGCGCCAGCAACGTCTTCGGATGTTATTATCGTTGTTTCTTTTAGTGGAGAAATTTTAAATTCTGACGTTGTTACATTGGGACTTTCTTCCAGTACGAACTCCCAATTATTTTTGTTACTTGTAGTGACCGTTACAGCTACCTTTAAATTTGTTGACATCGCAGACACCCATAATTCTGCACTACTGGTTCCGTTCCCACCAGATGTAGGAACTAAATATACGGTTGACACACTTTCGATATCGTCTACTAGCGCTGTATCTTGTTGTAGAGAATTCCAGTTATTTGTATAACTGTCTTCAAAAAACGTGTACGCAGTATTTAATAATTCTGCGGTTTCTTGTGCCTTATCATGAATGCAGATATTTTCTCCAACAAAACCCTCTACCATAACGCTCTGAATTTCTTGAATTTTTGTACTTAAAGTCCCGTCAATATACATATTGACAGAGACTTTAAGAAAATCATTATCAGATGTGTTTTTAATATTTCCGATATGTAGCCATACGTCTTCATTGATGTCAGTGGAGCTATTGAAATATGCTTCCTTAGACAAAACATATCCTTTTGGGGATGAAATATCGACAGTAGAAGAATCGTTGTTACCCTTTCTAACTGTAAGTGTTCCGTCTTTTGCTTCGATATCTTTTACATAAGTAGAATTAATGTCGTTGCCGACACCATCATGAATAGCTGTTTGAGCAGTGCCGGTAATGTTGATATTCCAACTTCCAGAAGCCCCTTCGCCTGTCTTTGTGGGAACGGACTCTTTTAATTTTCCATAAGCATCATCAATTTTGGTCATGTTGCTATCTGTATAACCAAACATTTCATCAAACCATAGCTTAGATAAGTTATCTTTGTCTGTTGTAGAGTCATATAGAGAAAGACTTAGATTTGTTGTAGATTTGGGCATTTAATCACCTCTATTTAAATTATTCTGTTGTTCTTTTCTCGTTTGCTCTTGATTCAATCAAGCCATCTATCGTATTGCTTCCGAAGAAGTCCCGTTCAAGTGTATCTTGCGTGATATCTTTTATCTTCTTATAAGTAATTTTTGTAATAATTACATCAGAAATTTTTTGAATACCAATTCCAATTTTTTCTATTGGAAGATGATTTTCCGAAATTCTAGTTGTCATATTAGACAAAAATCTTATTTTGATTTTGGCTGGATTTGTTGATATTGTATATTTACTAAGTGAATCATAAAACTCCGCATCTGTGTAAAGTGAAGTTTCAGAGTTCATATAATATTTAAAGAAAGCTTTATCCACTTTGGAAAAGAAAGCCAATTTAGAAACAAATTTTCCGTGGCTAAGAATGAATAGTTGTTTTTTTTGTATACCACAGTAGAATGCGACCCTAGCGACAGCCCCAAGAAGAAATGCATAGACGATATTTAGGTCTACTATCTTTATTTTAATAGGCTGTACAAAATCGTTAGAAATGTAGGAAATAATTCTGTCCGTTGGCAGAATATCCTCCTTTTTCTTTATCATAACAATACCGTCTACGGTTTCAACTCTCGCTGTTCTTTCTCCGTAAGAAGTATTCATGTGATAATCTCTGTCACATATTTTTATTCTGATAGGTGAAATCATAATATCACCTCGTTTTTTTCAAATAATCAAACATTCTCAAGAGAGAAAATTGCGCCGCCAGATTTAACAATAAGTTGTGAATCAGGGGTTAGGATTCTTGCATTAGCAAAAGTGCCCCAAATTTCACAATCACTACCGCTGGCAGAACTAGATAGAAAGAAATAAGGGACGGTAATTTGGTTACCGCCAGTAATCTCGCTCATAGTAATAGCATTACGGTTAGAGACAAAGCTCAAAGTATAAGTGCTATTATAGTTTGGGGTAGTAAAATTGGTCTGGTTGTTTGCAATCTGTGCACGAGAATAACCGGGATTGGTCGGCTCTGCGCCTGAAGGAATCACACCGTTAGTAATAGGTTGAGTAGATAGACCAAAATACCAGTTAGAGGGTGGAATATAATTTTGTCCACCAAAAATTTCTGCATTTAGCTTATTCGCAAAGTCTTTAGAAATCATATATAATCCTCCTTATTAGAAGTAGTCTTGAATCTTTTCTTTGAATAATACGAATCCTTGTGCTCGTAGGAAGTCCTTTCTGGGGCCTCCATCACCAAAGTCGTAATGCAAAATAATCTGTTGCATATATTTACCGTAAATAAGAGACTTTGTATTTTCGTCACTTAAATTTACATAGACAACATTTGTATCAGGGTCAATATATACGTCATCTGTTTTTGCATTATCTTGAGTAGATTCTAGTTGGAGCAAAGGATTCTGTGGCTGTCCATATGGACACAGACGCCATTCAACAGTAGTCGTATCGGTATCGGATTTAACAAGAGGGATTTCATGCTCATTATAGTCGATAAATTGAATCGGGATTGTTACAGTGTCCCCTTGAAAAAATTGGACATCATCAATTTGCTGTACGAACATCTTAAATTGACTTGAATCAATTCTCTGCAATATCATCAACCTCTTTTCTTGCACGTTTAGGCTTGGGCTTGGAAGAATCAACGGGAACGATTTCTTGGCTGTTCTTCGTCTCTTCCCTAAACGATTCAACCATCTCTTGAATCTGCTTTTGCATTGCTTTCTGCACATCTTTTTCGTAAGTTACAATATCCTTTTCAAGCTGGGTCATAGCGTCAAGACAATTACCAAGGGTCTTGATATTGCCATATCCTGAAACAGAAATAATGTTTAACGCTTGCTTGATTTTTTCAACTTGGGAAATTAAATCTTGTGTGTTCATATTTACCTCTTTTATTCATTATGATTTAGTAAGAACATTTATAGTTTGGCCCCCAACCGTAATTGTTTTCCAACTCAAAGCATTAGATTCTGTTATGTCGAATTTCGTGTTAATATCGCCCTTTGTATAGTAGTTTTCTTTTAAATATGCATCGGTGTCAGTCCATGTCTTATAATATGTTAAATCTGACGAGTTCTTACCAATATAAATGGTGTCGAGATAACTATTATTTTTGGCGATAGCAGAATCTAGGCTTGTTGCATCAATAATTTGGTAACCAGCAGAAGTGAAATCTTCCATCATTTGGGCTATATTTCTCCTTGAATAATAATTCCAAATATTACGCCAGCCGTCAGAATCTTTTCTGCCAATCAGATTTAGAATAGCAACGTATGGGCCAGCAAGGAAGAAAGTAACAAGAGTTTTGATGCAATCCCAAATGCCGCCAGTAAGCCCATTACCAGAGTCCTCTACAACACCGTCATTGCCTTTAATTGGCGTGATTTCTCCACTTGGTTTTGGTACTTCGTTGCCATCAATTCTAACACCAGAAGTATTCATGTGCCCATCTCTAGTAAGTAAGAATAGCGGGTCGCCATTCTCGTCTTTTGTTAGAGAAGTAATGGAACCATTATTACCATCAATAATATAACCAGTATTGGAACCGTCGCCAACAATAATTTTACCGCCAGTGATTGTTAAATTACCATTTTCGTCAACTTTAAATACGCTCAAATCATCACCAGCTGTTTTACGGGCAATATCAAGACCAATGTCAGGACTCATCCGAATACTCATATTGTCATTACTGATTGACAAGCCGTTTTCATTTACTTCAAAAGTATTAGAAGAATTAGAAATGATGAGGTTATTACCCATAATTAGCTTACCAACAATACTATCTGCAATCAAACCATAAGATTCAACTCCATCAACAATAGTCTTACCGAATACTGCTTTCGTAGTAGCCCAGCCGTCAGTCGTAAAACAAATCTTATTGTTGGATATCCAGAGTTGTTCAGGGTCAAACCCATTGATATTGTCATCTTCTGACGATTTTTTACGCCCTTTAATGCCATAACTACCAAATGTAAATTCGTTATCTTCTGTGGACTTAATAGCTTGGTTAGCGGCAACTAGAGCAGTCTTAGTGTATTTTGTGACTGCATCAATTGTACCATTAGTAACTGGCTGAGAGACGGCAGATAACAAAGAACCAACGCTAGAAACTGCGCTTGTTGTTTCATTGTGAAGTTCATCAAAGGTATACGTTTCATCAGATAGTCTAAATCTGTTACCAAACGTCATAGAAAAACTATCTGGGTCATCATATTGAATTTCCATTTCTTGAAGGTATGGATAAACCCAGTTGTCGTCTTCTAGTTGTACATTTAAAATAGAACCAAATAAACTTCCTTTATTTTTTTCGATAGAGAGTAGCTGGTCGATGAATGGCTTAAATTTTTCTATGAACAGGAAATTTGCACTATCCAGTTCAAAGCTAAAACTAGGCTGACTTACTACCTTTAGTTTTTCATAACCAGCGTCTACAAGCTGATTGGCAACATAGATATCATCCATAATAACGTCATCTTGGCTTAGTTCTTCAATTGTTTTGATAACCATATCGCCATTTGCTTGGACAACCTCTACTTTTGTTGAAGTATTAGAATAATCCTTTGTCTGCATACTGTCAGTTACAATAAAGGAATCGTCTGAAAAACTACCTTCAATAATAAACGGGTCAAGTTCTAGCTTTTCTTCGTCAGTAAAATTGGTCTCGTAAGAATACTGTTTTACAAGTTTGTCTCGTTCATTCTGAATATTTTCAATTTCCTTCGTTAGAGCTTCGATAGAATATTTAGCATATCCAGTTTCCGGAGTTATACTATGGTCTACAACATTATCAGAAATAGAATCTCCATTTGCCACAAGAGCAGAATTTGCGGGAACGTTATAGTCTTGGTTTCTTGACGGAGTTTCTGTATTTCCGATATCAGTAAAGTCTTCTTTTTTGACTGTATATAGCTTACCACCATTTTTTAGAATATTCATATTAGCTTCGCAAGCCTGTGAATAATTCTTCCAATAAGCGTACAGAGTAATATTATGGTTGCTATCTGTTGTATATTCCGCAACTTGATAGTAGTCTATGATAGTGTAGTTATTTTTTTTAGCCTCTCCAAAAGTGACATATCCTTCTTTAGAACTTAGAAAACTAGACCATTTAGCGTAGACCTGTAGATTATCAATATCAGAATAGTCAGTATATAGAGACATATTCTGTTGGGCAGAATCATAATAGGTCTGCATTTGTGTTAACATAGCTTTCTGGGTCAAGAGTAGTAAGTTAAATTTCTTTTGCAAGGAAGTCCAATAACCATAAGAGCCAGTGGATTTATCATAAATAGCCTCTTTATTTGCTTTTTCCCACTCAAGAACCTTTTTCTTTAGGGCGTTATTTGTAATCCACTCATTGTAATTCTCGTAATAATTACTTGCGGTTTTATCAAGAACGCCAGTATAATAATCAAGACAGAAAATCTTCTTCGTGCCGTTCGGGTTTACTTTCGCAATACTTAGGTCTTCTGCGCCAGACACGTTTAAAACGGTGAAGATGTCATCTGATAGCTCACTAACGGTGGCGCTTTTTAGAAGGTTATCGAAAGACAACACAATACTTGTATTTTTGATAACCTCAGAAGTATCATATGCGTTTACGACATAATTTTCGTTATCAAATACAAACAAAGCCTCGTAGGACTGAGATACTTCATTCGTCAAAAAGCCATATAAGCCTTTGTCTGTTTCGCTAAAAGAGCGAGATTTGCTTTTTAGGGAAGGACTAATATAACCAATAGACCATTGAGGCGCTACTTCGATTAGCTGATGAAGCAAAGATTTTTCTGGTTGAGATTCTCGATAAAAGAAATAATTACTTGTGACAATTGTAGTGCTTGATGTATTGTTGATATCGCCAGCAGTTGTTATAAAGGTTAGATTGATTCCTTTATTATTTAAAAGATATTCAGCAGAATAAGCAACAATTGATTTATGAGGAACTTTGTCTTCAAATTCTTCATCATCACTAACAATAGTGAAGTAGCCAAACCCATCAATATGAATGAGCTTATTCTTCTTTAGCCTTTTGTAACAAGGGTTAACTTTATTGTTTGTCTTACGATACATTGTAAAGGTAACTTCTGAACAAGAACCCCATTTAGGAGAGATTACTAGCTCGGAAATACCAGAAACAATTCCAATTGTTTTTTTATTTGGGTTACATAACTCAATAAGTGGGTATTCATACCTTTTATTTAAATCAAAAGTAAAATTAATAGTAACTCCCCCCTAACCGTTTAGCATTTTGACAAACTATATACATGCTGTCTGCAACCCCATATACAGATAGCACACTTAACCCTCTAGGAATTTTAAGAAAATTCTTGTTAAATTTAGAGAATAAATCTTCTGAGTATGAATCATTTAGCATCATGATACAGTTCTTATTATCAAGATAAACAGTGTCATTTGCGGATAAGTTAGAGAAATTGGTCGTAACGTTATAATCCAAAGCCTTGGTAATGCAAGAAATAGGAAGATTATTCATTCTGCAATAACAGCTGCATTCATTATATGTTGAATTATTTAACAGAATACTTCCATCTTTCTCAACCATATATTTACCTTCACTATAATGTTTTACGTTAATGCTAAAACTGCCGTCTTTTGCCATATGAAATTTAAGAACTGGTTTCATAAGCTCAAAATCGTCTGAATAATTCACAAATTGAAATGTGTTGACTTTTGTTACATCTGAATTTAGAGTATACTTTTGGATTCTCTCAAACTCATGTGCATATGGAGCATCACATTCTACTGTGGCAGATACTCCACGATATCCGTCAGCATAAATTAAATCTTCATTTAAATGGATAATGCAGTTATAATAGAACCGGTCAAAGTTTTCTGCACAGATTTGAAGCTGTTCATACCCAACAGGAGAAGTTAACCAGTTCTTTAAGTCAATTAGCTCATAAATATCAACTGCTTGGTCATAAACAATTTCGACAGGAAACTGCAACACGCTATCATATTCTGTGTCAAGATATTGTTTATTTGGATTTCTTCTAATAGAGGCTGTAACAAGACTTTTGTCTCCACCAGAAGTTCGATTTGTATAAGAGTTGTCAATAAATACCAAAGAGACATTTCGCAACTCACTTTGAATGCCATTGAAAATAAAAGGATATCCCATCGGCATTAAATATCACCTCTTTATAAATAAAGCCGACTTATTAAGCGTGCTTAATAGTATCGGCAATTTAACAATTAAATCGTTGCTGCTTTTACGTTTCTATAGCCACCAATTCTAGTTTGGTTATTGATAGTTCTTAGAACTTTATTCACAATGTTGTCTGCTTCTTTCCTCAAAGAGTTTACGGTAGAAGCATCTGCGTCTCCCTGAATATTAATAGGCATAGAGATATTAATAGAAGAGCTGTTGGAGCTAGAGTACGTTCTGGTATTTACTCTTGCGGTTTTAACGGCAGAGTCTACAGCACTTCCAAATGGACTTCCCGTAAATCTATTACTGCTGCCGGAACTATTTTCTCCATTTGCCCATGTAGGCACAATAGCCTCTCCAACTTTTAGAATGGATACAGTCTCGTCACTTCCGAGTCCTAACATTTTGTCCAACATAGGATTCTGTTTTTTTACATAATCAGCACCAGTATGGTGTTTTTTAAATAGACTAGATATGGCTTTCCCGGCTGATATCAGCAGACCACCGGGCAAGAAAGGAAGTATCAGGTTTCCGATTGTTCCAAGTATTTTTTTACCAGTAGATTTATCTTTGTCTTTCCAGAGCTTGATGTTATTGTACCATGTACTAACATTTGCCAAGGCACCAGACAAAACGCCTGCTCCTATTGCAGCGATTGGAAGTGCGCTAGATAGGCCAGCACCAGCTAAACCAATGCCTCCCATACCGCCTGTAACTCCACTAGCCATTCCTCCAATACCAGAGAATATACCAGATATACCTTTGGTTGCAATCTGCCCTATCCCACTGGCAAATCTATTCAAATTGCTTAGTAAACTATTTGCTGTTCCAGCCAGACTGGAAATAATTCCCTTGCCACTTGTCCCAATCGTATTTAGTGAAGATATACCATTAGATGTTAATCTTCTCATAAATCCATTACTAGAATTAAAAATAGACTTAACGCCATTTGTCGTATTGTTGATAATACTTTTTATACCTTTTGTCGCACTCTTGACAATTCCGTTATTATAATTTGAAACATTATTTAGCGTGTCACTACCAATATCTGCTAGGCTTTTATATCCTTCTTTGATTATCCCAGTTACGTCAGAATCAATACCAGTACCAAATAATTTATTATAACCAGTAAGCAATTGTGTCACTGTATCTTGACCAGTGCCAATTAGTGCTTTGCTAATTAGGTTCTTGACAAAATCACTACTAAGAATTTTAATAAATGTATTGAAACCATTTTGGATATTCCCTAGAGTAGTTTCAAATTGTTTCTGAGCGTCTTGCAAAGTTTGTTTTTGTGCTTCTATTGCTTTCTTTTCCGCTTCAATAGTTTTCTCATATTCTGATTTTTCTTTATCAAGAGCATCAATTTTTATATCGTAGTCGTTATCTTTTTGCCAATCGGCAAGGTCTTTTTCTTTTTGCGCTCTTTCATCGAGAAGTTTAAGACGTTTGGCTTGTGCTTCTGCTGAGTTGTCATATTGCAGCTCCATCAATTGAGCATCAATATCTGCAATAGATTTATTCTTTTCAGCAAGCTCGTCAGCGTTATCCATCTCTTCTTTTTGAAGTTTCAGGAGTTCTTTTTGCTGGTCAATCTTATCTTCAAAGGCATCTTTTTGGTCATCAAGTTCGTCAGAAATCTTATCAAGATTGTCAATCTGAGCATCATATCTGTCAGAAATCTTATCCAACATATCAAACAGAAAATCGCCAGCCTTTTCAAGTAGGTCGATTGCTGTATCAATCATGTCCTCGATTTCATCTTGTAATGCTTTGATATTCTTAGAAGCGTCATCATATAGGTCTTGTTGGGCATCATCAAGTGTACCAGTAGACTTTAGTAAGGCGCTTGTAACAGCCTCTATTTGTTTCTCTACTGGCTCTCCGCTAATATCACCAAGGTTTAACGCTTCTGCCATAGCAGCTCTGTAATCTGCGTCATTGGTGATTTTGTCAATAAACTTCTGATAATCAGCTTTTGCTGCATTCAGTGCTTCGTCAGAACTCCAAGCGCCATAAATACCATTTTTATATTTTTCTATAACAGCCTTGGCAGAACTTAAATCTTCTTTAGCTAGATTCTTTAGAAGTTTTTGATACGATTCTTGAATTGTACCAGCTTGTTTTTGCCATAGCGTTGTTAGCTCTTGAATTTGTTGTTCAACTGGCATATTGCTTATATCAAGATTAAACGCATCAGCTAGAACTTTTCTGGCTTTTGGGTCGTTTATGACTTCATTTAAGATTTTGTCGTATCTGTCTTGGAACTCTTTGATGACAGTTGGGTCATCCCAGTTAGCATTCTCAGAATATAACTCTACAATACTCTTTAGGTTTTGAACTTTTTCTTTAATTGAGTCTTCAAATTCTTTTGCAGCTTTGTCAGCGGCAGATTTCCCAGAAGAACTATCCTTTGTACCGGAGCCTAACCCAGATTTTGCAGTGTTTTGAACAAGACCAAGTAAGCTATTTAAATCTTTTAAATGCTCTTCCGCTTTTTCCAAATTCGCATTAGCTTTAGAACCAGATTGCTCAAGAAGCAACATTTGCTTTTCGGCAAACGCTTCATCTCGACCGCTTAAAACACCCGCGTCTAAAGTTTGCAGAAGTTTTTGTCTCTCCGCTTCTAGTGCCGCAATTCTTGCTTCTACACCAGCAATAGTAGCGTTTGTTTTTTCAATTTCTGCCTTAACCGTTGCTTCTGCGGACTTGTATTCTGCATTATAAAGGTCTTTAAGAACGTTTACATTGAGAATAATTTTACCGCTTGTAAAATCAAGTTGTTTTGCAAGGTCGGGGTATAGTTCGATAAGTTTTTGAACTGTGTCAGTCGTTAAGCTACCCTGTTTCGTCAATTCTTTGTATGCTTTTGACAAAACCGCTGTCTTATCATTTACTTTTTCAAGAATACTAGCATAAGCACTAACAACATCTGTTTTACTAAAAACATTCTGTACAACATCATTGTATCCATCAGAAATATTATTATACATCTGTTGGAATTTGCCGAGGATTTCTTGTGTTAAATTGTCTATATTTAACTCGTTTACGTTGATACCCATTGCCTCAGCAAACGATTGCTTCATGCTAGTATCTTTTAATATTTTTTCTGCGAAACTCTTAGCATACGCCGTAGCCATTTCGCCCCCGGCTTTATTGCCAGCTTGAACAGCCTCTTTAATTTTGTCTTCAATTCCAGATGTGTCAATTAGATTTTGGACTTTAAGTGTTTCAAAATTAGACGGGTCAAGCGTGACATTTATCATGTCAACAGCTTGCTGTAACGCCTTATATGTTTCTGAACTTGTATCTCCTAAATTTGAAAGAGCCTTCATCTCATCTAGGTAAGACTGTTTTTGCTCTAACAACTTTGTGGTAAAAGAAGATGTTAGTTGTTCGTTGGTTTTTAATTGTTCTGCATAATCTTCGTCTGCTGAGTTCAGATTTTTCTTTTCTTTCTCAAGTTGTTGATATGCCGCAATCAATTCGTTTATATTTTCAGTAGATATTGCGGTCGCATAATTTTGTGTAGATTGAAGCCCTGCTTGATACTGAGACACATCTTCCGAACTATATGGTGTCATTTTTTTAGCTTTTGCTTGTTCGTCAGATAATGCCTGTGCAGATTTTTCTTTATTTATAGCTTCTTGTGTTTTTTTAATCTCTTCGAGCAAATCAAGCTGTTCTTGAAGTCTTTGCTTTTCTGCTTCATCTGCAAGAGTTAGAGTGCCTTTAGAATTTATATCATCAATTTGTTTTTTAACCTCTTGTATCTTTGAGTTTGTTTCATCCAGTTCTGCATTGCTTTTCTCTAATGCTTTCTTAGAACGTTCTGCCTTTTCTTCTGTTGATGGGAATATTTTTTGCCAAGCAGAGTATACGGCAGGGGCAATTGCAACAATTGCCCCCAACAATGCTAAAATAGTTCCAACAGGGCCAAGAAGAGTTGTTACGGCACTTCCGGCGGCTCCAATAGCAGGAATTAAGCCGGAAGATAGTGCTGATGTAAATTCACCTGCAACAAGAGATGCGAAAGCAGCTACATTACCGGAAACAGAAGTGATGGCACTGACCAACCCACCAATTGCTTTGCTTGTATTCGCTATATTTGCTATAGTTTTTGCTGCAAATGCGACTGCCAGAGCCACACCGACCTCTTTAATTAGTGGACTTAAAACTGGAATTTTATTTAGTAGAATATTTAGAATTTCTACGACTTTGGACAAACCGTCGTAGGCTAATGCAAGGGTTCTATCAAGGTTAGAGTCTTGTGCAAATTGTTGAACACTTGCGGTTAATCTATTTTGTGCAGCTTCAAGAGATTCATTGTAAATCGTCATCTTTTCAGCAGCAACGCCATTTGCATTTTCTGCAACGCTAGTTGCTTCTAGGACACGGTTGTAGTCTTCCATAGCTGCAATGAATACGTTTCTCTGTCTTGTTTTGTTATTTATTTCACAAAGTTGCTATCTTTGTATATTATGTTATATCGACTAATAATTTAAAACTATGTTTATCTACGAAATCAAGAAACTGTTCTTTTGTATTATTCCCGAATCCATATTCTTTATGAAACATCGTATGAATTTCTTTTGTCAAACAAACTCCGTGTCCATACTCTCGCTGTTTCTTATCAAATAAGTCAAGAATCTCTCCAAGATATTCCTCGTCATACATTTCGGGAGAAGCGTTTGGTTCAAGAGGAATAATGTCTGCGACTTCTTTTATAATGAGATTCGCAGAATAAAGATGATGAACGTCGTCAAATTCTTCTCCTGTGATTACACATTTATGATTACAATATGCAATACTCTCGTTTCTCCAACCGGGTGTGCTTTTACGACAAAATTCAACAATACTTTTATATCCTTGTCCTAAGATTGGTTCAAAATGTTTCCATCCGTAAGACAAACGCTTATCCTTTACGACTCTCCAATGATGGCCGAGAATTTCTCCGATTTCAAAATCTGACATTTTAAGATAGTTGTTTCTTATAAAAGCAATATCTTCCTCTGTGAATCTATTGCTTTTATATAAATTGAGTTTTTGAGATTCGTTGATTATGGCATTCTTTGTTCTTCCAAATATTTTACAAAGTTCTTTATTGTCTGTGTTTGGATATAATTTGATAAATTTTTCTATTTCTTCTTGTGTCCAAGGTTTTGATTTTAGCAACCTTAGTTCTCCCATTTTTCTAATAATGGCATCTTTGGATTTATTTGGTAAATGCAATCTCGGAATGTCTTCTAGCCTTGTTGTTAGATAAACACCTCTAAGAATTTCAACCTCTTCGTCAGACCATTCAATCTTTTTATTTGGACTATTCCTTACGATTCCAAGTTTACTTGCTTTGGTAATAATATTTCCTTTTTCTCTATGAATAAAAGATAAAATATTATCCCATGAATCATTAGGATAATGCTCTTTTAATAATTGAATTTCTTCGTCTGTCCATCTGATTACTTTTCCCATTTATAACCTCAATATAACATAAAAATGCTCATGCTTTTGCATGAGAATAGACTATATCTTGCATATCTATGATATGCCGTACCATTTCGATTTAAGGGGTTTTCACCCACGCAGTAGCGAATTGCGCCCTACTCCTATTGCGTTAATTTAACGCTAACTGGATAGTCGTTGAGCCTTCAACTATTTTCATAGTTGCTTGGTTGCGGGTTGCCCAATTCTTAACTATTTTACTATACTTGGATTGATTACTTCCAACCATTATTATATCACTATAATAACTTAGTTGTCAAGACTCTAAAGGGGTTTCCCGTCAATTAAGTACGTTTTACGCCAGCACTTATCGAACCGGCGACAACATAAGCCAACTGGTTCTGTTCAAGAGTGCTCATGCTGTTCCATTTTGCACCGATTTCATCAAGAACAGTACCAATTTCGCGCATTTTACCGTTTGTATCAACTAGGGTAATTCCGTATTTGGATAGAACTTTATCTGCATCATTGATTGTGTGAGTTATACCTTGCTCATCAACGAGGTCATCTAAATCTACTTTTGCTGTGATTTTACCTATACGCGCAATAATACTCTGCCAAGCGGAACCGATAACTTCTGGCGCTTGTCGAGTCTTTTCCTCGGAAATTGTAATTAGACCGATTAGTTTATCAAGCCCCAACCCCGCCTGTCCAGCAGAACTAGCGACTTTTTGTAATGCTGTAGAGATTTCACCTGTACTAGCGGCATAATTTAAGTCAACCGCAACAAGTTTATCTACGATTTGGCTTGTATCGTCTACAGCTACATTATAGGATTTTGTAATCTTTGTATTGACGGCAGTTCGTTACTCTGTCGTTGTTATTTATAGAATTTTTCTCCTGTGTCAATATTTATTCCATAATAGACACAATTTGATTCTTTTAGCTTTGTAAATGCTTCATTCTTAATTTTATATAAATAATCATCATTTGGAAGTTTGTCTGTCTTTGAAATTATTTCAAATTCTTTATAGCCATTATCAAGAAAGACCTTTCTTCTCAACTCTTCGTGTTTATCAAATTCTTCTTGCGTCATTTTGTTGTATGTTACACGAATATTATGCCCAGAACCAGAATACTCGATATAAATATGTTCGTCTTCAAACAAAATATCCGCTAAATATCCGAACATTGGAGCGTTTATTTCACCGCCATATAACTTCCATAAATAAATTTGTTCAGAAGAAGTCATTGCTCCATTAATGCCATATCTTTCATCTCTTGTTTTTAAGGCACGATTTCTAATTTCTTCATTTTGCATTGGATATTCAGTCCCATATCTTTCAAGAGTTGTTGCTTTTGCCTTTTGCATAATTTCTTCTTTTAATAACGGATTCTCAACGCCATATTTTTCTAAACAAGTATTTTTAATCTTATTCTTTATTTGTTCTGAGTGCATTGGATGATTACAACCATATTTTTTCTGCATTGTTTCAAGCGTTTTCTTGTGTACTTCGTCTGACTGTAACCCACATACGCTTCCATATTTTTCAAGATTTGTTGCAACAACTTTTTCTCGCACAAAATCTAATTGAGAGACATATTCTTTTCCATACTTAAACATAACAGATTCTTTTCTCTTCTGATTAATACAATCTTGGTTACTGCAACAATCTTTTGGATAATTTTTTCTGTGGGTTGCGTAAGAATAATATGCGACAGTGTAATTTGCGCCGCAATAATCACATACTACATTAACACTACATCTTGCCCATCTTGATACATCAGAAATATTTACTTGAATATACTCATTTATTTTAGCGTCATATCCCAATCTTTTGTATCTTTTGACATTAGAACCAGTACATAAAATTGATACCATTTTAGAAACTAATATACAAAACACCACCTTAGATATACATAACTCTATAAATAACACTCGCACTTTCATGCGAGAATAGACTATATCTTCATCTTCATAAAGAAGAGTTTCCTATTTCGATTTAAAGGGATTTCACCTACGCTTAACGATTTGCGCCCTACTTCTATTGCATCTTTTGAATGCCACGGAATAGTCGTTGAACCTTATTCTTAAATATTGTATCATAAACTATTTTGATAGTAAAGAGTTTTAATAAATATTTAAGAATCTTGGCTGCGGATTATCCAATCTTTAACTATTTTACTATGCTGAGGTAATTATTCTCACCGCCATCTATATTTCTATGATGGTTTAGTTGTTAAAGCTCTAAGGAGTTTCCCGTCAATTAAAGAAATAAATTATTGTATATATCACTATATACCCTGCCTAAAATCAAGCAGTGAGTTGGTCGGTCGCCTCGCTTGCGTCCAATTGACCAACAACAGCCAACGTAGTTGACTGTTTTAGCATCTCCATTGCTTCTTGAGCATTATAACCCTGTCTTCAAATATGTTACTTTTAGTAGTCGTTACTTACTAAAAGATTCTTTTCTTGTCTTCAAATTATATGAATAAATATTGTTACCGGAGTTAAAATATAAATACGCTCTTTCCAAAATACCAAGCAAAACCTTATCATTAGGAAGAGAATCGAGTTTATTCATGTAAGATATCCGTACAATTTTATATCCAGAATTTATAATCTCTTTCTCTCTAATAGATTCTTTTTTGTCAAATTCTTCATTGGTTATTTGCCCCATTTTAACAGACATACGATGTCCTGTCCCATCATATTCCATTACAATGTTGTCTTTTAATAAAATGTCAACTATATATCCAGATATATTGTAATTGAGTAATCCGTTATATAAATTACATAGATATTTTTGGGATTTGCTTGTATTAACACTCTTATGACAAACTCCGTATCTATCGAGCATAGTGTTGTAAGCCCTTTCTCTTACTTCTTTGGATGTTAAAGGATTATTGCCCTCTCCGTACCTTTCGTCCCAAGTGGCTTTTCTTTTTGCGTTTACTTTTGGGTTCTTTAAAGAGCATACATCGCCATACTTTTTGAAGTTTGTCTCCATCATTTTGGTTTCTTTGCATTCTTCACAACAAATACTATCTTTAGTTTCGAGGTATTTTCTCCAAGCTTTTTTAAATATCTTGCCGCAATATGAGCATTGTACATCAATTTTTGTGCCTGAGCCGTTTGGTAAATCTTTTGCAGGGATACAGATAGTGTCTCCGTTTTTAACGTTATAACCAAGTTTGTTAAAATGTTCCTCTGTAAAATTGATTACACGAACTTTTATAATTTGATTTTCAACGTCAAACATTATTTCACCTCCTAATAAACAGAATTAAAATTTAACAAGAAAAGATTTTCTATGTATTTCTACATAAGTTCTGACTATATCTTTACCATAAAGGTATTTCCCATTTCAGAGCACTTGCTCTTACAATTAGTCGATGAACCTTACTCTTAAATATTATATCATATCTATCCATATATTTCAATGGATTTACTACAAAATATTTAAGAGCCTTGGCTGCTGATTGTCCAATCTTTGATTATTTTACCGTACCTGAATGGTTAGTTCAGCCGTTATTATATTGCTATAATAATTTGGTTATCAAAGCTCTAAGGATGTTCCAGACAATTAGAGAAATTTTACTTGACCCAGACATTTAAGCCAAGCATCTGCACCCTCTGCAACTGTGGTCGTAGTAGTACCAAGTTGCTTTGCTAGTTTAGTATAACTATCAGCCAATGCCACAGTATCTTCATAGCTACCCATTGTAACCATACGAACCTGTGTCATAGCTTCGTTCATATCATAAATTGCAGATGTAAATTCGCTAGTGATTTTGTTGATGGCTTCCATAGCCACCTGATATTTAATAAAATTTTCTACACTAGACTGAATAGATTGAGATAGGGAATTTTGTGCAGTATCAGTTTTTGCTAAACTGCCATTGGCATTGTCCAACGCTGTTTTGACCTTATTGGAGCTGTCAGCCATTGAATTTTGTTTTGCTACGAGTTTTGTTGTACCGTCTGAGCTTGTTACAACTTGAATACCATACGTTGTTAGGGTCTTCGTTAGTTGTTGTAATGCATTTTTAGCATCTGTATAAGCCTGAGTATTTTGTTGACCTTTACTCTCCAATTGTTTGATAGTTTGATACTGTTTTGCATATTGTTTTATAGCATCAACGGCTTTATTTTCTTCCGCAGTAGATTGTGCCTTTTGTTGTCGCAGTTGTTGTTCAAGAGACAACTGCTGTTTTACGGAATTTATTCGTGTTTGAGAACCTTTATACTGAGACTCTAATTGTTGTTCTTCTGTAACAGCAATATTTCTTAGCTGCGTATAATAAGTTTCTGTAATTTTGTTTCCGCTTGCTTTTGCGTCTGATATTTTACCTTCTAGGCTATATCTTTCTTGCAGTGACTTAATAATCTGCTGTTCAAGTTGTTGCTGTTCTTGGATTTCTTCTGAACCAGTATATGTTTTACCAGTTGTCCTAAACGTTTCTATCTTAGATATCGCGTCACTGACATTTACGCCTTGGGCTGTCTTTACACCCTGTTGTTGTAATTTTTTATAGTATTCATCAATAATATCGATAGCTGTTTTTACGCTATCGGTTATCTTAATAACATTTCCTTGAGCATCTTTGAAAGAGGCGCTAATGTTTGTTCCTGCTCTTGTAACTTGCCCACCAAGTCGAGCTACAAGTTCAGTAACTTGTTGAATATCTTTTGGGTCAAAGTTTGCAGGAAGTTTAAATGCGCCTCCCATTTTATCCGATATTTGTTTAGTGATTTTTTCGGCAATCCGTTCCAGTTCGTCGCTTAATATTTTGGCGCTATCATCGACATTTTCTGTACTAAACTCTGGTCTAATAACGAAGCTGAATAAATCACTACCATTAGTTTTTGGCATTCTACCACCTCCTTATTTATGCCTTCTAGTGTCTCTGCTAACAGAAAGACCACCAGCAACACGGTGTTTGATAGTAGTGTCTTTGAAGTATTTCTTCATATAGGCAGCAACCTCTTGCCTTGCTCTACCAGTAAGAAGTTGAGAAAGTTCTTCATTAACACCCTCGCCAATTCCGTCTGTTCTAGGATTGCCATAAGGAGAGTTCCAAGTACCATCCATTATATAATCATACAATCCTTCTGTAAATTTCTTATTATCAAAGCCATTGTGAGCATCAAATTGTGGAGTTTGACCGGGGCTATACGGACGAATGACACGTTTGAGCTTGTCCCAATCGCAGTAAATTCTAATTTGGTTTGGCATACCATGTTTGTCAATGATAGTATAACTAATGGTTGCTAGAAAACCGCCTTGTTCTGCTAATCTTTCATAATAAGGAGACTCAGAGGTTTCATCGTAAAAATACTTTTTTATATATTCCTTAATTTTTTTGACCCCTTCTTGAGCGATAGCCATTAAAATATTTCTAGCTTCTCTTTCGTAGGATTCATAAAAACCATTTTGGATTCTTTTTATTTTTACGCCAATCGCATCTTGCAGTCTCCTATTATCAACTGTTTGTTTTGCCATTTGAATCACCGTCCGGCTTAGAATATTTCTCCTTCATTTTCTTATTAGCATCTTCCATAGCGGACTTACGCATACCGTCCATTAGTTCCTTAACGGCAGGGCTTGAGTATGCCATTACATCTTCTATGAAGTCTTTATTCTTCTTAGTATTTAGCTTCTTAAATACCTTATCAAGAGCATCAATCTTATCCTGAGTAATATTATTGTCAATAGCACCCTTAATAATATTCATAGTATTAATTTCATTAATACCAGAAGCCTTTTCAAAAGCACTCATAAATTTAACATAATCATTACCAATAGCCAGTTTTAGATAACGGTCAAATTCAGTTTCAACCATAATATCATAATAATCAGGAGACTTATCCTCCTTTGCCACTTCAATATCGGTATATTTAAGAAGAATATCAAACAAGACGTACATATCATAACGCATAAATACAAGTTCAATATCTAGTTTATTGTTTAAAATCTCAGCAATTTCTTCTGAGAAAATTTCATTAATCTTATGGATATAAGCGTACTTATTACTAATAGAAATATAATTAGTAATATTGATATTCTCAAAGAGCCAACTGTCAAGAGATTCTTTATTAATTAGCTTGCTTTTAAATTGGTTTAGTTTATCAATAACAGTCTTTAGGGTCATAATTTCAACTCCTTTTAATCCTTAAATATCATTCAGAGTACCAGTTTTAATATCTTGCTTAATACCGTTCTCATCAAAATAATCACCAAGCGTGTCAGCGGTGTCTAAATCGCAATAAGTTGCGCACATAGCTCCTCCTGACCCAGCTTCCCAGCCCACAAGGGCAATAATAACATCGTCTGGCAGTTTAGATTCTTTCATCATAGTAACGTAACGATGCCTACAGCAGTGACTATAGAAATCCGTATTCATAAAGGCTGAGATTGTTCTACAAATACTATCTGCTGTTGAAATACTTGCTTGACGATAAGTGTCATCATCATTTTTTACAATAAACAGCCATTCGCTCTCGATGTTATTTTCTTTACGATATTTCATCCACATTTCATAATATGGTTTAAAAGACTTAATAAAGGTAAACTTATAGAGCAACTTGCCCTGTTTACCATGCCCTTTAGTACGAATCTGTTCAGGTGTTTTCCACATACAGCCATAAACAATATTTTCATCAGTAAACCAGCTTGTCTTAAACTGAATAAGCTCTGCTTTTCTCGCACCGCAACTAACGGCAAGTGCAAGATAACAAGCAGCCTGATATCGTTTAGCAGCAACTAGTTTGTCAAGACAATCTTGAATCTGTTCTTCGCTCATAACAGTCTTTTCACGAACAGTCTGCTTTACAGGAGTTTCCAGCTTAACAACAATATTTCTAAAGTCAGGAAACTCATCATCAAGAACATTTTCAATATAATCCGACATAGAAGATAGAGATGATTTAATAGTGGAGATTCTATTACTAGACCATCCCATTTCTGTAATTGCATAATTAAAGAAACTAACGAGTTGCCGCTTCTTCAAATCTACAAAAAACGTATCTTTATTATGCAAATAATTCCAACAGAAAAACAGACGAATCATTTGTTCATATTGATAAATTGTCTGCGGAGAACGACCACCAGTAGTTTTATAAGCAAGATAATCCTTTAATAGATTCTTATTATCCTCGTTCACCTTTGCCCAGATTTCTTCTGTATAAATTCTATTATATACAGTTCTTCTTCCCAATTTCGTCACTTCCAATCTTATCTAATAACTTTGCTACATCGTAGCTATAATATTTTTTCTTTAATTTTCTATCTATTTGAACAGCACCATACGCAATACAGTCCTGAATATTTATTGAAACCTTAGTTGATTCTTCTTTAAATTTATTGAAATCTTTGATACCTAAGAAATAAGTTCCATCATTTCTAAAGTCTAACACAAAACCACATATACAATTACAATACTTATTATACTCAGTAAGAGCTTGAATTTGATGCCAATGAATTTCTCGTTTAGTAGGATTTTCTTTCGTTGGTTTCTCACGTTCAAAAGAAAAACTTTTCTTGTCTGTTGATTTTAGTTCCAGACAATACATACAAGGAGTTTTGAACAAGATAAAGTCAAACGGAGACTTCATAGAAAATCTTGTTGACCCACTATCTTGTCCAAAACCACTCGCGCTATCATGCAGTCTGATTACTGCTACATCTTTAGGAATACTTTCTTTGAACTTCTGTTCAAAAATCTTTCCAACATTCGTCAATATCAATCACCGGCTTCTCGCCATTTTCAGTAAAGAAGTATTCATTATGATTACTCTTAACAACATTATTCAACATTAAATCCCAGTATGGAATCTCATGTGGAATAATGGTTCTTGACAGGTAATAGTTAATTGTGCTATACTTTTCAAGACGATACATGGGGTCAGGAAGATTAAAACAATATTGTTCATAAACAATAATAAAGCGTAGCATGATATTCTTGTTAAATTGTAGATATTCTACAAGAGTATCGTCTGCGAATGTTAGTGTGAAACTATTTTCTTGATTATCAACACAATGATACAACGATTTTACATTAATCATTGTAGAATCAAATACACCAATTAGCCGCTCGTGTGTAACATCTTTAATATAAAGTTTGAAACATTTCTCCATATTTTTATCCCTTTCAATCCAAAAGTCTGTAAACAACCACAACCCACCCTTAAAAATCCCCGTGTTTACAGCACTTTATTTAGCAATAAAATTTCACTTTCATTGTCATACATCTAAAAATGAAAATGAGCTAAAAATCCATAAATATACGGATAAATAACTCATTTTCGAGTATTCTACAATTTAAGGTTTAATTTCATGCTTTGGTTTTTCTTCCGTAGTCTTCTTTTGAACAGAAGTACGACTAGAAGTTTTATTCTTTTTCTCGTTCAGTTCAGATACATATTTATTGATATTTTTCATCTCATCGCAAGGAATAACAAAATATCGGAAATCATCAGGTGTACGAGTGACGCCATCATGACAGTCGAATTTACCAAGTTCAAGGTCATATCCAATAATATCAACAAATGTATCTGTCCCGGCGAGTTTACCTCTCAGTAAAGTTTTCATTTTTTCTCCTTCTACAATTATCGCTTGGAAACTCCCGTTCTCCATCACGCTTCTGCGAAAGCATTCTTGCGAACAGTAAGAATTTTTATACGACCCAATAGAAATGCAGGATGAACAAGCATAGTATGGGCGTCCGCAATAAGCACATATCCTATTATGTCTCATTTTTTATCCTTTACTGTGCAAAACCCAATTGGGTTACTCCTTGAATGCGTCCCCAACTTTACCCTTTTGATTGTCGAGTTCTTCAACGGCTCCCTCAATTAGCGCATCAATAATCTCGTTGTCTTCAATACCGACCTTTGCAAGGATATCTTTTACCCATTGTTTCTTTGCTTCCTTTGGAATCTGGTTGGTGGCAGCCATCTTTTCAGCCGCATTTACAAAGTAACGGACAACCTGATATAGGCCGACCTGCTTCAACCAAGGGGTTACAGCAGGGATAATAGCTTTGCAAAGCAGTGCGAAACTACCCGCAATAACAATACGAACCAGATTAACGATAACAGGAGTCATAACTTCCATCATAATAAATTCCCCTTCCTATCATAAAATTTTAAATATAAAAAATGTAGGCGACGTATTGACGTTGCCTACATTTAATTGTAAAAAATTACTCTTCGTCGGTATCAATAATAATAGAATACAGGTCGTCAGATTCACAACCAGCAACAAACTCCATAGAGATATTGTGTACGGCAGGGTCTCCGTCAGCAGTTAAATCCCAAGTCCAGTTACCATCAATCTGAGCCATGCCATGAACGATACAGGGATACAGGCTACCATCACAAATATCTGCAACTAGACCATAGGCAGTTACTAGTGCGGTATCGGGCATTGTATTAGTCTTGATATTAATACGCTGTGCTGTTGCCTTAGACTTAATGGTATAAGCCATAGACAGCTTAATACAACCAAGAGTCTTAATCATTTCTGTTACATCGGAAGTATAAAGAGTAATCTTAGCGGGCTTTGCTTCACCATCAGTAACTTCTGGGGTGTAAGTAAATTTACCAGCAGAAGCAGCGCTATCCTCTGTTAGAATCTTTACATAGTCACCATCTTTTTGAGTGCCATAAATAGTACCGATATACAGGGTTGCGCCTGTCTTTTTTACAGCCGGTAGAGCCAAATTATACTCAGTAGTACCTTCCTTTAGGTTAATTTGAACATACTTAGTATAGGTTGTCTCGCCCATAACAACGTCAGTACCATTCTGTGCTGCAAGCACATCAGTATTCCAAGTTGCACTTTCAATATTAAAGGTAGCGTGCTTTGAGTGCCCAAAGCCACGACCGATATAGGAGTTACCCTTGCCGCCACTAGGGTACACCATCTCTTGTGTATTCTCAATGCTAGAAGTCTTGCAATGCTTTAAGTATCCAATGATGCTTTCATCAGATGGCTTCTGTATTAGAATTTCATACACCTGTTGAATAACAAAGTTCTTAGGTGTTCCTTTTGCCATAACTATTTCCTCCTTAAATAATTAACTTTCATTATTTATAATAGAAGACCAATGAATTTTATTTATATCAATCGGGGTTTTCTTTGTATCAATACACCCGGAGTGTAAAGCATCCATTGTATTTCTATAATTGTCAGCTTGAATATATCTAAAATACGAATCGTAAATCACATATATTGGTTTGCTGAAAAGTTCTTCGTATGAAAATATTTTAAAAGTTACGAGACAAGATAATATACATTGAAAATCTTCTTGTTCTTTATCTCTGCTTTTATTTTTTCTTGCCTCGTACTCTCTTTCTTCATAGTTCCTTTGTAAGATTATTTTTTTCGTTTTTTTGGTGGCACCTTTAAGAAATTCATATTTAGGATGAATCCAATTTACATCTTTTAAATATTCTACCAATATATGATAAGTCTGTTCGTTAAATTTAACAGAATCAGACTCTATATATAACTTATCATTTTCACATTTAACGCTCAAAAGGAATATTTGTGTGTTTTCTCCAATGGTTCTGCCTAATACAATCCACTTACCATCCAAATTTAGAAAGTAATTAAGCGCATTAGACATATCATTATTGATAACAATACATTCTTCGTCCTTTTCTGAGACAAGTTTACCATCTCTAATAAAAACATTATTTGATGTGCTGTCTGCCAGACATTCTTGAATGAAAAACTCGTACTCGCTTTTGATATCTTCATACCATATCTTATTTTCCACCCATAAGATATCAGCAATATCTTTTGACTGCGTAATAATAAGAGTCAAATTTTTCATATATTCACTATAAACATCTTTTTCCCCAACGTCGCTAAATAATTTATTAACTTTTGGGTGTTCTACATATACGTTTTCTGCTAATTTTAGCGGTCTCCCGCTATACAACTGTAAAGCGTTCAATTTTTTAGAATAAATTTAGGTAGTAGATTTGTAGAACCACCATCACAACCAATTGTGCTGTTTAGTGTTAGTTGATATTGAAGCTGTAAACCATTAAAATAACCATTATAATAACGACGTTGAAACCCTATCAGGCTCATACGTCCGGGAGAAAAGTCTTCCAACCTTTTGTCATTAATGATTGCGTCAATTTCATGCACGATATCATAAAGACGATAAGCTATCGGATAGTCGGGATTATCAGACAGAATAACACTTTGTTCATCGTGAACTACCACATCAACACACACAATAACTTTTTTATACTGCGCAACTTCTGTGGTGTAACCACCATTAAGTGTCACAGTTAAATATGTTTTTTGGTCTAATTTTGCGTCAGGAATATGCTCTAGTGGATAAATATGGACATCTGTGCATTTATCTAGGTCTTGCCCCATATAAACAAGATTATTTACCCCACCAATTCTATCAATCTCTTCGTCAAAAGATTTATCAAGATAAGGAGAGGTATTTCTCTTGTAACAAGTCAACAATCTAACTAAACGTTCACTTCTTAGAAGCCTGTTATAAATAACTGCGAAAACGATGGGACTAAGCTCTTCGTAATACAATTATACAACACCTCCTAATTTAATATTAAACGTTTTTATTAGTATGCCGTCTTGGTAACAATTCACAATAAGCGGATTTGTACTTTGATGATGGTTTTTGATTTTGAAACTGTTATTTGTAAATGTAAAAGAATAATAATCTTCGGACACTGTTTTATCCTTGTTGCACTCAAACGTATAGTTATCGCCATCAAGAACAAATGTTTTCGAGCCATTTAAAAGAATGGTAAATTCTTCCGGCTCCTTTGGCTCTTTATCGTCATTAGCCAAGTCATTCTTTGGATTGTCTGCGACATTGTAATTTTCAAAGTCTGCATAGAATTTTAACAGCCCCGGATTATCTTGGAATGTATTCATATTTAAGAAATTGACAAACTGTCTAATCTTATATGTTACACCGTTTAACATAAAACGAGTATTAATTCTGTACTGACTTGTCCAATCGTTATACTGGCAAACAACTTCAATTTTATCTTTGGCTACATCAATAACTTCCGATGTAGAAATTTGGTCTTCAATAATTTTATACTCAATATAGCATGGCTCACGATGGATTGTTTTCTCGTCCTCTGCTAGAGTATTGATTGTATTATTACAACGTCTAACATAAGCACTAGATGAACTCTTGCGAATGTTATCCCTTGAGTAAATTATCCAGATATTATCATCAAAGAAATATCTCTGTCCTAGCTTTGGCCTATAATCTAAATCTTTATAAATTAATTTCTTATAGTCATCGTTTACACGCTGCCCGGTTTTAGCATCAACAAGTGATGTAATTCTGATATCTATTTTATTAAATAGTTCATCTCTTTTTTCTTCGTCTGTTGTAATTGTTTCAAGACCATTAGAACCAAACTCTTTCTCTTCCCATACGTCGTCCCACCAAGTAGGCGCATTTTCAAAGACCTTATCAACCGTATCTTGAAGCTGATTTCTCCATCTTTGAGCAGGGTGCTTATTAACATTCATAAAAGTATCATAGTATGACATATATATCACCTAGCCTTTTTGACCAGAGAGATACAATGGAACACTAATTGTTTAACCTCTGAATGTTCAATGGGTACTTGCGAACCCTCAAGAATACTAACAATAGAAAGGAAATTCACAATACCGAACATATTGTACAATCCATTAAATTCCCTTGTTAACCTCTTGATGTAAGCAGTATACCCAGAATAATCATCTACAGCTTCGCAATCCTCAAAAACTCCAAGAATTGCAAATAATTTATTTATTACAGATTGTTTATATTCTTGAATTTCTTTGTCAGAAAAATTGATTCCATTAAAGTCCATAGTTTCCCACCGCCCACTCAGCAAATGGGGTGTTCTTTAGACCATAATTTATAATTTTCTGGTTTACTTTTTCTCGCCATCTATCAGCATAATTTGCTTTCTCTTTCAAATTATTAGAAGCAGATTCACGCTTGAAGTCAGTATCTTGTAAACCACCAAGTTGAGTAGTATCAGAAATTATAAAGTCAAGCCAGCATTGAACCATTAAATCTGAAAGAATAGTCTTTTCTGTTAATGTCAGTGTGTCGTTAAATTCATATTCCCCTAATTCATTTTGATGATATTGTTCAATATCTTTCTGACAATTTATAAAAAGCGGAATAGCTCTTAGTAAAAAGTACATAAGCAAATCATCGGCTGCTTCTGGACTATCATTAAATAGCCGTTTTAGCTCATAATCTTGTAATGAAATTAAAAATAATTTATAAATCTCGTTAAAATTTGTACCAGAAGGTTGTGTTTGCTCTGGTGGAGCGTCTGGTTCTTCAACAGGTTTATTTTCTATTTCATTATTAAATAAACTAATATTGTTCAATCCCATTCACCGCCTTTCTTATTTAAAATAATTTAAGCAAGTGAGCGAATAGACTCTGCACGCTTACTAATATCTACGGAACACAGCTTATTAATCAAATTAACCTTGTTATAGTCTACGTTCTTGCCATCAACAATCTGATGAGCAACACGATTTGCTACTAGGCTTTTCTGATAATCACTTGCGTTCTCAATTAAGGTTTTTACCTTGTCATCGGAATAACTGCAAATATTTTCAATATCCTTATACTTAATAATATTGTTATAAGCATAAGTCATACCGAGAAAATAAACAGCACTTGCATCCTCAATTTCAAAGTATCCTTCTTCCGCAAACTTGTGATTTATATTCACAATTTGAATCAAGTCACGATATAACACACGATTTTCGTCACCGTACTTATTAAAAGTAACAAAGCGTCTATCCCCATAAGCAAGATTAAGAGTCCCATTAAACAGACTGCGAATACGAATGCTCTTTCCGTCCTCTGGTTCTGTATAATCTTCTTCGGATGGGTTATCCTCGTGTGCAACTGCAACAGATTCATTTTGAGCAGAGGAAGTAGAAAAACCGCGTAGTGTAGCAAGAATCTGACCAAGCGTACCCTGCATTTCTGACATACCTTTTTCAAGGTTTTCAATTCTCTGTGTATTGGTTGCCATTTTATACCCCTTTCAATCCTTATGAATAATATATACCCTACTCCCAAAAGAGTAGGGTAATTATTCAAAATTTAACAATCAATTAGCTGACGGTGATGACACCAGCAATAGCGTTGGTAATGACACCGATACCCCAGCTCTTGTTAATGGTAGTATTGGTTGTTAGGTCTGCGTCTGCATTGCTATCAACAGTGTTAGAGGTAGTAGCACCCTCTAGGCACAGCTTAACAGGCTTCTGAGCAGAGGGGCTAATGACATAAATCTTATCATCAGGCAGAGCCAGCTTGTACTGGTCAGCAGCGGCATAATCGGCATACTGAGGCATAACCATTACATCAGTACCATAAATGTTGGAGATATAGCCAACACGAACGTAATCGGAATCAACCATCATACGCAGATTAGCAGACTGAGGAAGTAGGTCATGAACAGCACTCATAGTACCCATCAGAATAGCGGGAGCACGGTTATAAGCAGAAACAGTCTGAATTAGCTTAATAACGCTCTTGTCCGCTAGACCAGCAACGTGTAGAGCCTCTGCGCCATTGTCCTTAACATCATCCATGGCGGTAGCAAATGCTAGAGCAATTTCCTTGGTTAGTTCTGCTTCCATAGACAGAACAGCCTTCATCAGGAAACGAGCCATAGATTCCTTGCCACACAGAGCCTTGTACTTATTGGAAGAAACAGAAATATTGTGGTTGAAGGGGATGATGGAACGCTGACCAATATCTTCACGCTGGAACTCAGTATTACGCTGATTCCGACCAGCCTTGGAGACAATAAACAGGTCGTTAGACTCAACATCAAACTTAAAGCTATCACCAATAGCGCCATTACGCATTTCGGTGTAGACACTGGTAGTACGGTCTACAAAATCAGGTAGAACCATATCAATGGCTGCATCAATAACGGCCATGTATGCCCACTGGAAGGTGGGATTCTTAGCCATCATCTCAATGGAGGCAAAAGAATTATTGAAATCCAGACCAGATAGCTTCTTAACTTCTGCCATCAGTAGGTCATTAATCTTCTTCTCCTTCTCGGCAAAAGAGATAGAGGTGTCAACAGGGCCGTCGTACTGACCACGCTGCTTTGCATAGTCATTAAAATAATCCTTAATCTTTACTTCGGCAGTCATATCGCCGGAGAAAGCTAGAGTCTTCTCATTCATAGTATTATTCTCCTTTTCTTAAAATATCATCAAGCTACACAGACAACAAACTTGTAAGCGGTAACTGCCTTCTTAACTAGGTTGCCATCGCCAATGTGAGCGGTAGTAGCACCCAGTGCCTTTAGATACATACCAGCAGTAGGAGCGGCAGCCTCAGCCTGTGCTTTTAGGGTGAACTTAGTAGCATTAGGAATTAGGAACTTTGCAGTAGCCATTGCAGTTGCATTAGCTGTGCTAGGAACAATAGTAAGAACATCGTCTTCAATTAGCTTGAAAGCATCAATAGGATGACCCTTGATATTTACGAAGTCGCGGATATTGTTGTCAATACCCTTTAGCTCAGTACCATCAGGTAGAGTGGTAATGACAACTTCGGGGCTAGATGCCATCCATAGATTCTTTGCGTCTGCGGTAGGCTTGCCAGCCTTCCAAACAATCTTGCTATCAGCATCGGTAGAATACTCACTTAGAGCAAAAACTGCACCGTTGGGTACGTCCTCTTCGCATACGACAGTACGGTTCCAGTTATCAACATTTAGAGCCGCATAGCCGCTCTTAATTAGAACATCATACATAGTAAAATTTCCTCCTAAAATTAATAATTTTTAATTGTCCCAAATGGAACCAGTAGATTTCTTCTTCTCTCCATAAGGTAGACCAATCTTGTGAATGTTGCCAGAGGGAGCACTAACTCGGTCAAACTCTGCGGCTTTTACCATGTTACTCCATGCGGCTACACTATCATATTCGCTAAATTTAGCGATATAAGCATTACGTTCATCCTCAGACATTTCAACACCCTTTTCAGAGATTTCGTCTAGGACTTCACACATCTTAACCATATTAGCTTCTTGCTTTTCTTTTTCTTCTGCTGCAAACTTAAAAGCCTTTAATTCATCATAATCAGACATGGCCTCAAATTTAGCCATATATGCTTCGTTATCCTTTTTCAACTTTTCATTTTCAGCGGTTAGATTAGAAATTTCAGACATAGCTTCTTCAAGAGACATATTTTCCTTATTGTCATCATCGTCCTTGTCAGACTCATCATGACGCTCATCGGAATCATCATCTTTATCGTCTTCATCGTCAGCCATTTTCTTGTCACTGCCCATTTCAGTTTCGCAAGATTCTGTGATGGTTTCGGTTTCGCAAGCCTCTTCAACCTTTTCCTCGGTCTTTTCTTCGGTTGCTTCTGCCTCTTCGACCTTTGCTTCCTCTTCCTTTTCAGGTTCAGTAGCTTCGGCTTCTGTTACTTTCTTCTCTTCTTCCACGTTTTCACCCTCGTCCTGTTTATAATCTTCTGCAAAATATTGGTTAAATTCCTCTTCTGAGAAACCAAATTCTGCAAAATTTTCAGTATCTAAACCAAGTTCATGATAATGTTTCAACAGGTGAGATTTAACATCTCCCTTAACAATGCCTTGCTGTGCCGCTCTTGAGAATGCAGCTTGCAGACCATCTTTATGAACAACAAGTTTGCCATCACGAATAACGTGATGAGGATACTTGAATTTAGTAATCTCATAATCATTATCAGAAAAATCACCAATCAAATATGCTTCTTTTAGCAAGGACTTTGCATTAGACGCTTCTGTAATTGGTTTGAATAGCTTCTGACCGGGATTAGACCACTCGCCACTTGTAGCGGCTTCTTTAGAATTATCAATAGAAATTTTGTCAGCAAAATTTTCTTTAATATAATTTTCTTTATCCTCAGAGAATTTCATAAGCTGAACATTGCTTCCTTTACAAGCCTCTGCAACTTGGTCTGACAAAATAGTAATAGCTTGATATTTCCAGCTATAAACATCTGGCTTATCAAATAGGCCATTATCTTGATAATCAGTAGTGGTCATTTCAACAGATACTTTCTTTCTGTCATTAGAACTATGAATAATATCAACAATATTTTTGGAATAGTTTTTCCAAATAAGAGCTTTAATAGTCAAGAAATTCTTGTCTCGCTCTTCATCATATTCAAAGGTGACAGGATTGTTTTCAGAGTAAACAAACCCAACCGGGATTTCTGCCTTAGAGTGAGTACCAATACCGTCATCATTCCAATCAGTAAACTCAACTACAACAGGAACATTATAAATAGTATTAGCAGTCATTTTAAGAGAATCAAAAGAAATTGGTTGAGTATGACTATTCTCTTTTTCTGCAAATGCACGAATCTTAGTGATAGCAAATCTATCATCGTCTTCAATAACATTTACGTCGTCAATACCAAATGTGAAATATAAACTTTTATTCTCCAATCTCATGTCACCCCCTTTCAATTAAAATTTAACATATATTATTACTCCATTAGACCAGCCTTAATCAAGTCGTCCACTAGAGAATTGTAAGCTCTCTTTAGAGTAGCAATTGTAACATTACCATCTAGCTTATCGTGGTGCGCAATCTTAGGTGCATCAATTACATTAGTAACATTTTGCACATTGGTAGTAGAACCACCACATTCATCAATAGCGTCAGAAATAGCCTGACCGACATTTAGAGACTGAGTTAGACCATTAGAGCTATTTAGAGCCTTAATTACTTCTTTAGACAGTGCCAATTATATCACCTCAATTATTCGTTAAATTCTTGTTTGAGTTCATTAGAACCCCTAGCCCAACTTGCCTCCGTAGACTCAGAATCACTTTCAGGTTTTGGTGGTCTTCCAACGCTACCTTTAGTAAGAGGATTCTCTGGTAGTTTTGTTGTCGTGCTAGTGCCAGTTCTAGTTTGCACAGGTGGGGTTAGATATTGATTTAGAGGGATAATCATCCCCTTAACATCAAAACAATTCTTAGAAATTTGTAAGTGCCTTGTATACTCGAATACGTTCATATCATTGCAACGAGCAGCAAGCTGCATATCTACAAATCCTATCTTAGAAAAATCATTGAATAGCGCTTTTCGTTCTGCCTTTTGGTCAGGGACATTTTCATCATGAAAACGAACTTTGAATTTATATTTCTCGGTCATTCTATTAATAAAAAATTCCATAAAATTAGCAAACATAGGATAAAGCGCTTCGATAGTATTATTATCAATCTGAGAAGCTAGTTTAGACTGATGGCTATTTAGCTTTTCAGTTCCAAACAGAGCTTCACTAGAAGCAACACTTTGTTTAACAACAGAGCTTGCATAGTCAACATCGGAATTGGTGTTTGAAACACTAAAGTCTACAGCCTTAACATCGTCGGTGGGTAGCACAGCTAAACCAATCTGGCTATTCAGCCCTTTACGAGCAACGCCTAGGAATTTGCCAATCATCTCAGGTGTCATGTTGATAGAGTTGGCAACCTGACCACTCTTCTGCTCTTTATTGAATCCAAGGATACCAACTAGAATCTTAGAAGCATCAATAAAGTATTTATCCTGTTGCAGACCTCTAACAACAGGCTGGAAACTAGCATTACCAAGAATGCCCGAATAATAAGGTAAAATAGTTGCTAGTTCAGGGTCTAATTTAAAGCACCAGAACCCGTTCTCAGGAGACGTTTGTTGCCAATGCCCAAACCCAGTGTTTCTTGATTGTAAGCGTCTTGCAGGGTCGTATGGTTTAGCAAAATTCTTCTGGATACGATTTAACATACGCTTAAAGATTGGCGGATACATATCTATATCAACACCATCCATATTAATAAACCAGTTCATATCGAAATCAAATAGGTATCCATAATCAAAACGACCTGTAATTTTACAAAACTGTTTAGGCAGCTCTTGAATAGTATATCTATCTCCCTCATCACGAAGGACTCCGAACATTACACCTTGCCTAAAACACTGACGCAAAGCAGTTGCAAATTCTGCTCGATAATCGAATCTATTGCAAAAATCATCTACAATAGCCAAGTCTTTCTTAAATTCTTTAGACTTTAGTTCAGATTCTTTTGTAACATTGATTGGGTCGAAAGTAAGGTTAAATGCGGCTAGGTTTGGAAGATATTGTGTCATCCGCTTAAAAGACATATTTGTAATTTCAAGCGTCTGGGCATAATTAGAAAGGATTTCTTCTGAATCTTTTGCGTTTTTTAGAGCGTTTTCAATTTCTGTAACAGTTGTGTCTACTTGTGTTAAATTAATATCCTTTAACCGTCTATTAACAGCGTCGGGTGTATTATAATCGGCGCTTCTATAACTACGGTTGTAAGAATCAGAAAAATTCATGAAATAATCATACGCATTTAGAACATCATTAACCTGTTTCTCAGACAACGTTTCTTGTTCAGTTTTCTTTTTTCTTGGCAAACATCTCACCTCGCTTTCTATAAAAATAATTTAACCAAAGAACGTCCAATCTAATAGACTGTTAGTTTCTTGTTTGTTAATATACTGGTCTTCTAGTAACTTGGCGTACCAAAGACCATAAGCCAAAGACATAACACGGTCTTTACGATTCCCAGCTTTTTCCTTTAGGTTAATATAGCCCTGAGTAACCACCTGTTCCAAACTAATTGCCTCATCAACAAGCCGATTAGTTTGTACATAAGGATTCATAAGACGTTTCTTTAAATCCTCGTCTTCAATCTTATAATACTGATAGTTCTTCATCATATAATCAAGACCCTCTTGACTATCAACAAGTAGATTAACTCGCCCATCAGTAATCAAATCACGCATATTACTAAACATAGCAGACTTTAACTGGATTGGGGTTTTAACAGAATAAATTACGGGAACTGCATTTCTGTCAATTGTACGGTTGACCATCTTAATATCTTCTGGGTTAACTACTGTCCATGCAGGGTAAGTAACACCACGATTTTCATCGTAGGTTTCTGTAGTGGCATAGTCAAAAATAGAAATACCTCATTTGTTATCTTTAGAGCTTTTTATCTCTAAACTCTAACACTTACAATTCGTATTAGTTCAGCATATCTTTTCATCCTAAATTTAATTAGGAGTTGCGGACTCTTGGAGATGTTATATTCTATAAATAGTTTCAATCTCTATGCGTTGCGTGTGTTATATATATTATTATATAACTTCCACTCTGATTGGCATCCCAGCCTTCCAGTTTTCTTCCGCAATACTTAATTATATATTACTATATAATTGGCGCAAGCATTTCACGCCTTGTGTATCAAGTATCATGTAATCGCATTCAAACTCATAAAATAATTGTTTCATTCTCTTAGTTTGAGCGATTGAGTTTAGACCGTGCATACTATCTGCGTATGGTACAATAATTGTATATCTTCCACTGTCAGGAATTAACCTAATAATAAAAAACGCAGTGTTGTCGTTCTTGCTGGATTCAATAACAGCAACGTCCATACATAGTAACCTAATTTCATTAGGTAGTTTTTCTTGATAGTAAGGGTATTTTTCTCTACAATCTTTATACTGAATATACTCCTCATCAGACATACAACAGAATGCTTTAGAGTTAGTCCTAACTCTATCCATCATTTTATATGTGAAATAAGAGTTGCCAGTACCACGTTCTGCAATACAGTTATATTCTGCCTGTAAAATATTAATGTTTTCCAGATTGGATTTAAAAGTGTCTTCTACTTTCTTTTTACTAATAAACCCGTTTTTAACACCAAGAGCATAACTAACAACTGTTGCACAATAATCTCTATTGCCGTCTGTCATCCAGTCTATATAATCCTCAAAGGTCTTATAAGACCACTCATCCGCACGTCTAATTGAAGATAGGTAAATCTTTCTTAATTCTTCGTGTTTGTATTCTTCTGCTCTTTGCTCTCTTGTTAAATCAAGATATCTTGGTTTTCTTGGGTCGGAAAGCATAGGGTCAAAAACACGAGTAATAACTTCTTTCTCTGTACGAACAAATTCATCAACAATTAATATATTAGCTCTCAATCCGAGGGCATTTTCACTGTACGTCGCAGTAAAAATTGTAGAACCATTTTTGAACGGAACCTGACATTCATTAACGCCAATCTTAATCTCATCAACTTTGATTTCCTGTTCTAGGTTCTTACTCATTCGCATATATTCATAAATCTTCTTAACGAATTGTTTACTCTGCGATTTAACAGGACAAACAACAAGGATTTTGAGACCCGGATAAAGAATAGCCATTTGACAACAGAAATCTAATGTTAGAGAAGACTTCGCTATGCCTCTGCTCCCTATAAATATATAGTTTGCAGTATTATTCATTTCCCAAATTAAAACTTTTTGAAAGTCATACAATGGTAAACCTAGATATTCAGTAATAAATCTTTGAGGGTTCGCTCTCCAATACCCAACCCATGCTTCAAAATTTTCATTGTACTGCTCTTGAAGTGTAACACGTTTTTTCTTTAGTCTTCGGATTGTGATTTTGTCTGACTCTGACATTCTTCATCACTCTCCGTTCCAAGAAGTTGAGCTTTACCCTTTTCAATTATATCAATACTATAAGGCTCAAACTCTTTTTCAAATCTTTCGACATATTTATTATTCTTACCCAAAGCTCTTGCTGTACAACCAACAAACGCATCGAATAGCATTTGGTTGCTATCAACATCAGCTAATTCAGGGTCAACTTTCTTAACAGGTCTAAAGGTCTCAATATCCTCAATGCGCTGACCAACAACCTTAGAATTTTGAACAGCTTTGTTCTGCTTTTCAAGCAAGCCCCCATTATTCATAAGCGATGTTAGAGAGTTTATCATTTTTGTAACATCTTGCCCATTTTCACGAGCTTTATTAATTTGAAGAGTTGTATGGCAGATTTGCTTTACAATAACATCAATATCTTTAGTGTCAATTTGACCTAGTTTAGATTCCCAATCCATATATTCATTTTGAAGATATGCTAGGTCATCATTATCGAATCTTCCCCATACACTTTGCAAATATGCTGTACTAAATTCAATATCTTCATAATTGTCGTCGTCATCAAGCTCGCCAGTAACTTTCTTGGGACGTTTAATCTTTGTATAAACATCGTAGTTGCTAAGACCTTCGATATTATTTTCGCCTTGAGAATCGTCAAAGCTCGAACCCCAACCATTTTTATCTGCGAATGCAAGATTCTTTAGATAAATTGGTAATAGGTTCTCTTCTCCATTTAGCACAGAGTTTTCATTCTGAGATTCTTTCATAGCTGCCAAATATGCTTGATGAATGTACGGAATATCAATTTTCCTACAAGTAAAATAAATAGCGAGGTTTGTATTGCCATTGTATTTTACCAAGTATCCTTTATAAATAGACTTGACACAATCCTTACAATATGGTATCTTATTAAAGAACTTATGATATTCATCTTTTGTGGCATTGAAATTATTTTGAACTCCACAGCCACAACTAATGCAAATCAGTTTCTTTTTCGTCTCTTCTCCGATTTGTCTTCCTTTTTTAGCAATAGCCATGTAACCACCACCTTACTTCCGTCAATATGCTATGTCTAGTTTCCGAAAATATTAGTTTTCTATAACTAATATCACCGCTTTTATTTGGTTTTTCTCCTAAGAAATTCCTTACTGAAAAGCTCCCGCTCTTTCTTCTAGCAAAAACGAAATATTCATTACCATTATAAACTACTTTATCAAATAATCTAAATCCTTTAACGGTGTAGTTCATTTTATCTATCTTTCTGATACCGCCCTTAGAGAAATTTATCTTGTGAAGTTTTCTATTATGACATCTTATTTTTCTCTGGTAGAAATAATATCCTAAAGGTTTTGCATCTGGATTACCACTAATGCAACGGGCATCTACATAGTGGTCTTTAGGTAAATTATGAGTAATCCTAGTATTCTTAGTAACATATCCATAAGTTTCTTTTACATTAGGATATGTCTTTCTAAGTTCAGATAGCAAAGTTTTTCTCATAGTGTTCATAAAGGTTGCGTCTCTAAAAGACATTCCGCGATGAATAGACTTCGGTAATTTAACCGTTCCGTTATGATAACCTTTATGGCAAGTCTCACAAAGAGTAATCAAATTATTTGGAGCGTTACCGCCCGCCTTACGAGACTCAATATGGTGTACATTTAAAATCTTATCTTTAGATTTGCCTTTGCAACATTGACAAGTATGCCCATCACGAAATAAAACGTATTCTCTCACATTCCAGAAATTCAGTTGTTCTCCCTGTTGATATTCTTCACCAGAAATATCTGGATTTTTAATCTTCTGAATATCAAAAGAAGCAGTTTCAACAGTCAAATTTTTAACAGGCAAAATCTTATAAACATTATTGATAACCGTTAAGTGCGTCTGAATCTTCTGCTTCACGCTAGGTGCTAACCAGCCAGTCTTTTTAGTAGAAACGCGATTATTAAACCTAGCTTTACGGTATCTTGTTTTTCTGTTTCTTCTTGTTCTACGACATTCTCTACGAGTAGAAATTAAATCAACGATGTCGTTTCTTAATTCAACGTCTGCTTCATAAAGAACTTTTTGTTTAGTAGTAGCTGAAACTCCAATATGCTTACTACCAGCGTCAATACCAAGATTAATTTCTTGAACATATCTAGTAGAGTCATATAGAAGCTGTATAGTAAATGGGCAACGCTTTACTACTTTAGCTTTGCCCTCTTTCAATAAACGTCTAACCTTACCATGTCTTGTTGTGGGCATGAGAGGTTTTCCATCTACGTCTAATACATAAACCATTTTAACTCCTTAAAAGTAAATCAGAACATAAGTTCTGTTGTGATACCTTCGCCAATGTTAATAAGAGGTTTTATATGTTTGTAACACTGTTCCTACCACTCAGAACTGTTTAATCACAAACCTTAGAGCTACAAACTAGGTATAACATTCGTAGGTAACTATATATTCTCTCTTAACGTAGTCATTTAAGACTTAGGCTAGTCAGCAACAAGATTTAATCTTGCTATAAAATAGATGATTACTGACAATCCAAACGGATAATATTTATAGATTCATAGGGATTATCAGGAGTGACAATATACATAGTCTGGGAAGGGTAAGAAGTAATACGCAAAGACTTGGCATAATTATCTGTACCACAAAGAGAACCGTTCATAAAAACCATAGTCCCATCAACCTCTTTAGACTCTACATGGTGTTTATGCGCAATAAACATCGCATCATAGAACTTATGGGTTAGAAGCGTCATATTCTGAACTATATCATGAATGCTATCTTTATCTCCATGAGAGCCTAGATAATTCCAATTATAAATACTAAATGTTAAAATATCATTATCAAATTCGTTCTCATTAATATGAATATTATGTACATAGCGCAGAGCGGCCTTTAGATACCAGTCAACAAGAAGAGAAAAATTTTCATTTTGCAAGCTATCATATTTATTAGCCATACAACGAGAATGATTATCAATAACAGAATAATATTCAATATTACAATGTTGAGAAAGCCCATTTAGAAACTCTGCCAAAGCATTAGAAACTTCCATTACTTGTTCGATAACATTCTTACGATTCTCAATCCGAATAGTATTATGAATATATCCAGAAATAGCATCATTTAAATTAATAACGTACAGAGTACCAATCTTTTCAGAATAAATCTTCTTAACAACTGCGTCAAAAAGTTTGGTCATGCGCTCATGGAAGATTTCAGGATTGTATTTATTAAGATAATTATCAGTTACCATACCATAATGGAAATCAGATAGGCATAAAATAGCACTCTTCTCGGTTGATGAAAAGTTACTTTTATTATCATTAAACTCCAAATGGTTCTTAATAACATAATCAGAAATGTCCTGTTTAAGCATATCAAAACGAGCAATCTTATTAACATCACGGTTGAGCGCCGCTCTATAATCACGCATTTTGACAGTTTCTAATTTTACATCTAGTTCTTTATTCATTAACTCGTCCATTTGTTCAGACGGGTCTTTATTCTTTTGATAATCAACTCCATCAAGGAACGCCATATAATATTTACGATAGGCACTCTCGTCTTTCCTTACGCCAGTTGCTTCAAACATAAGGTCACAAATCTTAGTCCAGCTAATACCATAAATATCTTTATTCATAGCCAAACGCAAACCATATTCCTTATCGGTTTCGTCTTTGCATTTAAGTAGACTATCTTCCATGTGTACTCCTTTCACTCCAAATGATTCCTTTAATTCCGCGATGACTTTATTGCCATCGTTACTATCCTCAAGTATATCTACTCAAGGATAGTTGCCATAGCAATAAACATTTAAAATCAAAGATACTGTATAATACCGTGGTATTATTCCAACACCTTTAACATTTATCGTCGCTGTTTAACGACCTCTAGTCCCTATGCCTAGCATCATTTAACGAGAGGTTTTTGGCTTTGTGTTTGCAATTTTCCAAACAATCTTTTCCTTCCAATGTGTCTGATTCTGCTTATAAATACCATTTATAAACTCGTCCACATCTGCAATCTCATTTTCATCTTTTAGTTTCTGTGCCATTGCCATTGCGGTTGATAAATCATACTCATGGTGAGCAAGTTCTTGGTTCGCAAATTCTTTAAATTTAGAGAACGCAGAAGAATCTTCCATGTGAGCCATCATTTTTTGATAATGTTCTGCCATTTCAAGTTCTTCCATAGAATACTTAATTAATTTCTGAATGATAAATTTCGATTCATTTACAGTCATAATAATCACCTATTTGTTAAAAGTGATTTTATAATTTAATGAAATGTTCAAGATTTATTCTCAGGTGGAATAGTTGGTAGACTTAAAATTTTTTCATGAACAGCCGGTATCATTCCGTTACCGTGCAGCGCTGTGTAGCTCTCAAACATGTGTTGAAAACTTTCTAAGTCACCAACAGAAATCCAACCTTTGACTTCATAACAATTATGATATGTTCTCAACATCGCATCCCGAAGCATATCTCTGTCTGCTTGTGAATTTTGATTTCCTTGCTCTCTCAAAGCTTTAACATCATCAGAAAGAGAACTTATCTTATCATTTTGAAGTGCAATCATTGCATACTGCTCTTCGTTTTGTTTAGCAATTTTATCAATCGCATCCTTGATTTCTCTTCTCTCCCGCTTTCCTTCTTTTAAAGCTTCGTCTTTCTTCTCATAGTGCCTTTTCACAAAGAACAAAAGAAGCCCAGATACACCAAAAGTAGAGCAAATATTAATAATAATTTGCAATACACCCATTGATATCCACTACTTTCTATAATATTCTTAACCCCTTTTATTCCATATCGTGAATCATCACTCGGTCAATTTTTATTTTTTATGTTTCAGAACCGTCACACATCATTTAGTCTGGATTATTTTACCGATAAGACAAGACTAATGCTTATCATCTTCTATTATTCTTTGTAATAAAGAAATAATAGTTTTTTCATTTTCATTTATTTCGTTTAATAGAGAAATAACCTTTTTATTTTCCGAGGTATTATCAAGATTTAACTTATAAGATTTCTCAGAATAATTTAATAACAATGAAGCAATAATCGTATCTGCAACACCAAGGGCATCTAATCCACCTAATTCTGCATTAGTATTAAGAATCATTTGACGCTACCACCCAGCAGTTTAATTATTTTAATATTTTGTTCTTCTATAATTTTTAATTCAGATAATAATTTTTCAAGCAACATATTTGTTTGTTCGTCAAGTTTATTTTCAATATGTTGGTTTTGCTTAATAAGCTCTGTATTTAACTGAGATGATGTCGCACCTTTAGTCGCTTGATAGACATTTATAAATTGACTAATGTTTGCGGCTCCTGATATTAAATCAGAATTTGCTATTGTTGCTAAATCATTTATAATCATACGACCACCTCTTTGAAACTGGTTCTACAATTATAAACGATAAAGACCAGACAGGCAAGCCAAAGAACCTGTATCTCCTAACCATGGGTGATAGCAGCTTAATGTTTCTATCCTCTGGTCTTTAATTAATTAAAACTTAAACATATTCATAAATTTTTCGCCATATTTAGATAGCATAATATAACACATAATATAGGCAGAGCAAATAGAAGCAGAAACAAATTGCATATTAAAAAACACCAAAATACAAGATAAGAAAATTAACACACAAGTTCCCTTAATATAGCGTCTTTTAAACTCAATATCTCTGCTTCCTCTACTAGGAGAATTTTCGCTTGGCTTTGGAATAATATAAAACATATCAACAGATGCCAGAAACATGACGATAATTCCAATCATTACAAACATATTATTTACGGATAATAAAATAGCCATCATACTTCCAATAAATGAGACAATATTTGTTACTGCCCAACAAGAAGCAAATGTTTTACAGTGTTCACCACCACAAACAGAACGTAGAAAACAATAAGTAATTTGGAATATAAGAAAATACTTGACATATCCAAAAATAACCGATATAATAAGTCCAGTTCCAAACTCGAACAAGAAACTCAAAATAGCGAACATCCCATATTGCGTCTCTTCAATTCCATCACTGTCCTCATGGAAATAATTTGCTATCTTTAAACCAAATTTATAAGATAAATCTTCAATATATTTAAAAATATTCATAATAAGAATATTCCTTATTTGCAAAAAATAGGGAGCCAGCCAACAAGCCGACTCCCTTATATTATTCTATAATGTCTATAATAATATAAGTCGGATTAATTCTCCTTCTTATTTTCGTTAATAGCCTTTTCCATTAGAGAATTTGGCATTTTAGGCTGATAATAATTAAAAGAGGTAAAAGCCTTCTCAACAGAATTATTTGCGATAATTTTTACAACATTGTCTCTTTTCAATAATTTCTCAAATTAATTTTTATAGCATAGAAATAATATCCCAGAAAGAATCAAAAACATCACTAAACTTAATTGGAGTATTAATTGTCTTGTGATAAGAACCATACTTCTTAACAAACTCATTTACGAGCTTGTTATACTCCTTACAATCTTCAATAACCTTATCATAAGCTGCTTGAACCTTATCAGCATCAGCCTTACGCTCTGCTTTTTTCTTGGTTTCCTCATCATTCTTTTGAACTAGAGCCTTTTCAGCCTTTTCTAGTTCTTCTTGTGATTCAAATAGCTTATGGCATACATCAGAATAAAAACGCATAATAGAAAATCCTCTTTTTCTTTAAAATTTAACAGAGAATCCTATTTCTCTGTTGTTGGGTGCAGAACTTCGATTTGAACGAAGAATCTCTTGGGTATGAGCCAAGCGCCGTACCTGATTGGGCTATTCTGCGACATATAAGCATACTTTAATCGGTATGCCAGCGATACTCAATTTAACAAACTATGTCCGGTCAGTATCCGGTAGAATACATACAAGTGTGCAATATTCTAAGCATTGCAACCGCTAATAATTTAAGAAATAGTTTGCACGGCAGAGTTACCGCTTTTTTAATTCCACACTTATTGGTAGTGGTTCACCTGATGTTACAGCCTCTCATTTAATGGTAGAGAATCACCAACAAAATCAATCTTTTGTTAAATCACTTTACGGCTTCCTTGAGAGCCTTGGAGGGCTTAAAGGAAACCTTCTTGTGAGCAGGAACAGTCATCATCTCGCCAGTCTGTAGATTACGAGCGGCACGTTCTGCAACATCAGCCAGAGAAACAGTGACATCCATAATCTTAAAGGACTCACCAGCCTTTAGTGCTTCTAGTAGAACAGGCTCGGCAGCAGCTAGAAATGCCTTAATATCCTTCTGAGTGTACTCAGTCTTGTCAGCAATCATCTTAATAATAGCAGTAGAAGTCATAATAAAATTCCCTTTCATTCCTTACAGCATATAGCTGTTTATATAATATAATTTAAGAACATAGTTTTAAGCTATATTCTTTTTTGACTCAATCAAATTCTTCTTCTCAGCCTTTTCATTGACAGCAGCTTGTAGTTCTGCAACTTGCTTTGCACATTCGCAATCACTGTCCTGAGAATGAGTAGCGTGTAGATACTCAAGAGCATTCTGAGGTTTGATACCAGCGTTTTGTAGCGCCATCAGTTGACCAGCCACAAAGCTCATCGACTTAATACCTTTGTTAAACTCTTCTTCATCAAATTCAGAATCAATAACGTTCTCTAGGCCAAATCCAATAACAGGGTCTACAACATCACCAATGTCATCATCGTCATCATCGCAACAATAGCAACCATCGCAATCATCAATGTCTTCGTCATCAAAACGGCCCTCGTCAGCCAGCTTATAGAATAGCTGAACTAGTTGTTCCTTAGACATATCTTCTACAGCAATGGTTTCAGTTTTTTCAATATCTTGAGTATTCTTAGTATTATTCAAATACTTATCCCTTTCAATCCCTTGGGCGAGAGTTTGTCCTCGCTTGCTCAAAGCACCTTATCTGCAATACCACATTTAACAGCTTCATCTGGGTAAAAGAAAACGTCCCGTTTGTGCTTAACCCAATCATCTAGTTGCTCATCTGGAATATGAGTATATTTCTTAATAATGTCAAACACCTGCTTTTGACACTTCTTTAGGTCTTCCATAGATTCTTCTAGGTCTTTTACTTTGCCACCCATCATTGTAGAAATATCATGTAGCATAAATTGTGCATGACGATAAGAGTAACGATTGGAACCAGTAATAAAGATAATAAAACCCATACTAGCGGCAGTACCAATAGCAGTTGTATTGATAATATATCCCATGTCTTTCATCTGTTCAATCAGAGAAACCAGAATGAGACCGTCCCATACAGAGCCGCCCGGAGTATTTAGAAGAATATCAATAGGCTTTGGATTCTTCTCTACTCCCTCTTCTCTATCCAAGTCCATAAGCGTATATAGATAATATATAGCTTCTGTGACAGATTCATTCGTAATTTCTTGATTAATCAAAATCTTACGTTGATAAATTGCTAGATTTTTCTTGATGGAGTTATTGCCAGACAGTAGAATCTGTTGCTCTACCATTTCTCCATCATTACGAATTGGAGTTTTATAATTCATTCTACAATTCCCCCAATCGTATTAGTATTCCTTTTTGCGATTCAGAAATGCCAGAATCTTAGGTTCCTCTACGACACAATACTTCTTACGACGACTTTTCTTTTTACGGTTGATAACCGTATAATTACGGTCACGACCTTCTTTTAGAAGACCAACCTTGCGTAGTGCGTCAATATCGGCTCGTGATACTTGAATCATTTACTTTCCTTTAATTTACTTGGGCGGTTGTTTAATTCCGCTTGCTCATAAATAAAAAACAGACCAGCGAATACCGGTCTGCAAAATAGAGATTTTCTATGTTTCCCTATTCATTTATAGAAATTGTACAAGAGTCCTAAAAAGTGGCTTCATTCCTAGGTTTTTTTGAAAATTCTTACCGTCTCAAATTGTCATTTTCTATATTTTTCATTGCGTCTCTTATGGCTTTCTAAATACATCTCTCTGGCGCATTTATCACAATAGTCAACGTTAAAAGAAGTAACAGAAACCAGCTTTCCACAATTCTTACAGAAAATAAACTTGCCAAAACCAATATAATTTAAGTAATAGTTGATTATATTATGCTTATCATAAATTGTAATTACTGGCTCAGAAGTATATAGATAATTTAAAGCAGGGTGAATAATTTCAATTTTATTTTCTCCTTTGAAATTTGAATACTTCGTATATCCAAGTTTGTTTAGTTCAAAGAATGCCCTGCGAATGCTGTCTTGATTAACTCTTTTTACACAAATTCTGTTGATATCCTTATTCTCTGCCTCAAATATATCCTCACCAGAAGATTTCCGAATGTATAGTAGAGCAAACATAACTTTTCTTGCGGTCTTGTTCGCTAATGATTCTATAACGTCCATCTCTTCTTTGTAGAAATACACAGGGTCATTATTCATTAATTCAAATGAATCAAAACCAGCCATAATATCTCTAACGGAATTTTCTTTAAATTTAGGAACAAAACAGTTAGGAAGGGCGTTTATAATTCTTTCAATCTTTTCTTTTGTTTCTTCCTTTGTTAAACCATTCGTTTTATAGAACCTAGCAAGAAGAATGCCGTCAGTCATAATATCTGTAGAAAACTTCTGCTTCTCATCTATTTCGGCAGCTCTCTCATATTCATTGAAAATCATTTAGCCACCTCCTGTAAGACAAATTTCTTTCCAAAAAACTCTTGTCCATCTTCGGATTCCACAATCTTATAATAATAGTCTGAATTGTTCTTTACATTATTTAGAACGACGTCCGAATATAACTCCCAAAGAAGAGTCTTGTCGGCAGACTTGCAGTATTCGTAGTATGTATATACGATATAATCTACAAGTTCTTCTTCGTTTGACAAAATGTTTATCAGTTCGTTTTTATAATAATCAAAGAAACCGTCAAAGTAAAGTTCTCTCTCAGAACCAAGGGTGTCAGCGTCTCCAACACCCCAGTCTCTATCATGACCAACTTTCTTCAATAGAGCGGGATATCTACTTTGGAACTCACGAATAATTTTTGCAATTTTTTCGCAAATACTTTTCTTAAACTCTCTATCTTTATTGGACATTAAACATGAATAATCAAAATATTTACTAGATTTATTCTCTTTAAACTCATAATCTTCAACATATTTTGCAAGGATATTCATTGTACAATTAGAATTGAACAGAGGCATATACTTATAATAATTGCGTATAAATTGTTTCTCTTCTGCTGTTTTATCTTGTTTTTGTTGTAAGTCTTTTAGTTTGCAACCAAAAACTCGATAACAAAGTTCGCGCTGATTCTTCTTATAATGCTTTAGCCTCGCCATTTCTTTCGGATAAACATAACCAAAGAAATAAGTTTTCTTATCACAACAGATGCTATTGTTGAACTTAATTTCTTCATTTTGTTTTTGAGTTTCTTGTTTCTGTTCGTCGGTCATATCATCAGTGATAGGGATATACTTCTGCCGGTGTGACCAATACTTTGGGTAGCTTTTAAAAACAGCCCCTTTAGCGTGGTCAATAGCATCTCCCTGACACCGACGTAATAGACGAATACGTTTTTCGATTTCAACATACTCTTTAGAATCTTTTGGAAACAAATCTTTCATTGCATAAAGATTGCTTGCAAGATTCGTAATACCTCCAATAGGACTGTCGAAACTCTTTACATCAAAAGAACCTAAATTATCAAAATTGATTTTTTGAGCCTTCACTTTCTGTTTTTCATAGGTGATAATTGGTAAATCTGGATTGATTGCGTTTACTAAATATTCATTATCAGAAGTAAGGCTGATATCACCGTCAAACCTTTATACCGTAGCTTTCGCTATACTTTAACAAGCTTTATCTCAAGCTTCGGAGTAGACTATCTCTTCATCCTTTAAGGATGTGTGGCACTACGAAATAATGAATTTCACATTAAATCTCTTATCGTATAAATACGAACTTTAGTCGTTACACCTTGCACTCTAAATGCCTTGGCACGGTATTTTCGTATAGTAATTTATATAAAAATCAGATATATTTGAAATAGCACCCACAATACGGCTTGCCAGACCTTGCTCTAGTTGCAATTGCGCTTCTGGCATTTGCTAAACTCCCCTTTGAGATTCCAGAGTCTATCAAATATTGCGCTGCATCAGTTACATATTTAAATCTGATTTCTTTTTGTCCAATAATTATCATGACGGGTCTAGCCATCCCATTATCAAGCCCACAATGTTTTGTTTTCTCCTTGAGTTCTGGATGCTCTTTATAGGTTTTCCTCAGAACGTCTCCGTTTTGATAATTTGGGTTAGAGCTTCCCGGCATACTTCTATGCCCGTCTGCCGCAATATTGCATATACACTGTTCAATATTTTTATAGAATTTGACAAGGAGTGCTTCTTTTTCTAAAGACTCTTGTTCTGTTAAGTTATTTATCAAGATGAATGGATAAACTTCGTGATTCAACAAGTAATTATTAAATAAGCTATTTCTTCTTGTTCTATCACATTCAGAATATCTCTTTCCCTTCCCTTGACCAATGTATATCATTTCTCCACTGTCTATATCTTGCCATCCATAAACATAATATTCACTCACGCTCTCACCTCCAATCCTTTTAATAATATAAAACTTAATTACTACTTAGATTTTTACCGTTAGCCTAATTAAATTAGACACCCTAGATTTCTAGGTTCACCACATTCTATAAATGTATTACTACATTCTCGGACAATCAGATTTTATCCGCATCAGATTGACTAATAATCGTTAAATCCCAAATACTATATACGTTTCCCCATTCCAAATACCTAAACCAATCCTTACATTTATCATCAGAATAAACATTAAGCAACTGATTTTCAGCAGGGGCAACTAAAGGACTACGTTGAGTGCTTACAACCTTTGCTCCTTTATCTACCCAGCGTTTTGAATACATACATTTTGGAGGTAGCAACCCATGTACTTCCATGCCAAATGCGTGTTCACACATAGCATACAAATCTGGAATCAAAAAATCATAAGAACCCTCAACATAAATTTTACCAATTTTGGCTTGGTCTATCTTCTTACGAACTAGACGCATTACTTTACTTTTGGCATAGCTATCATTTAATATATCCGTATTATATAATAGACATTTAGCGATTGGAGACTCAAGGCTATTCTCTATCTGCTCTAGTGTATCTCTATCATGACATCCAATCATCATAAGAGAAGCATAAAGCGGGTCGCATGACATTACTTTTTGAAGCCAATCAATGGTAGGATTTGCTAGGTTCTTAATTGACTCTTCTGTAAAATCATTGCTCTGAATATATTGGTAATTGAGGGTGCTAAGTTGGTTTGATACTTTCTTAGATACTCTTGCTACACCAAACACATGACCGTAACGCTTAAAATAACTCTGATAGACTTGAAAATTAGGATAACATTTATGAAGTTTGAACATTGATGAACCAGCTATAACGTCGATTTCATCAATGTTATATGTTACCCCATAAATATCCGTAATCGTATCTTTATGTGCTATTTCATGAGCAAAACGTCTAAAGTCAAAAATTGAGCAGAGACCTTTAAACCACGCAGCTCTCACAATAAAACTAGATGGTAAATAGTCAAGTTCTAAATCCTGTTGCCATCTCTCAGCCATTTCAGGACAGACCATACCAGCGCCGTCGAAAGCATTCATTGTAAAATCAATTTTTTCGGTTCTGATATCGTCTTCGCCTTTTTCATTTTTGAAAATCCAATCAACAATTTGGTCTTTCAAAGGATATTCATAATCGTCAATAACGCAGATTCTTGGTGTTTTAACGACTCTGGTGGCAGAAGTGGACAACGCAAGATAAGCTCCGAATTTAGCGAGGTTAATCTTGCCTATGCTTTTTGCATCAAGACCACAAAGCATAATATTGAGTAACTGGTCATAAATCTCTGCATTTACAAAGTTGGCAGAATTCTTTCTTAACTGACCAGCACCAGCGCATAAACGCTTATACTTTGTTACATACTCTGTCTCATTCACTTTAAATTTAACAGAGAATCCAGTCTTGCATAGTTGCTTATAATCCTTCTGCGTAGTGTCAGTTCTAACTGTCACAAGGTCTGGAACGAATAGTAGTTCGTTGATTTCATTCTGAATCTTTATGATTTCTCTTGCATTTTTCTTAGAACTCTTGTCTTGCTTTAAAATATTACGCCTATCATAAAGAGTTTGAACCTTTTCTTTATCAAAAGGTTTATCTTTAATCTGACGAATGAATCTTAGTAGTTGATTATCCCCAAGAGCAACCACCCAACCAGCATTCTTTGCTGTTTTAAAGTCTGTTTCAACACAACCATTCTTTGCTATCTGCTCGTAAATATCGGATGTGTTGAGTTTTAAAGTGTAAAATAGGTCGATTTTTGCCAAACTCTATACCTCACTTTTCTTTAGGTTTATAATTCGGACAATCCTCGTATCTCACAATCCTGTGAGCGTCATACCAGCACGAGAAAATGGACTCTCTATGTTTGACGCCGTAAGCATCAAAATATTCATCTAAAACCTTACTGGCTTCTGCTGGGAAATACTTACAAGTAGCATCACAGCGATGGTACTTACTCATTTGCAGACCCCCTTTCTTTTAATTATTTTATCAAATTTAACAGGAAAAGTCAAGGCTTTATTAAAACTGTAATATTTTTGTAACCAATTATAGTCTTGCAATTTAACAAGAATTATGATATAATACTCTGAAATAGGCAGCTTCATCCTCAAATCGACGTAACTTAATAATGAGAATAATATAAATATAATATCCTTAGTATATATTATTATTAA